AGTTTACCTATCTGATAGAAAGGATTTTGGTCTTCAACATATCTGATTTCAAACATAGAACCTGACATAGGAAAGTATACTAAATCTCCTTCGTTGGGTCTAAGTGATGTGACTAAATTTGAATCTAATGAGATAAATCTTTCCCATGTACGAAGGGCAAGAGTAAATGTACATTCTTCTTGTGTTTGAATACCAAACTTGGAGAACAAATCTTCTCCTTCAAAACCTTCAACATTATCTAAATACATTTCTACAGAATATGCATCACCAAAAGATGATTGTACATCTTCTCCTAGAATAGTATCTTCTTCGACTATTTCTCTAGGCAGATAGTATGTTTCATGACCATAGAATCTAAGTGACTCAACAACTAAATCCTCATATAGATGTTGTTCAGTATTAACTGCATGGTTAAAAAATACATTTGTTGGCATAATATTATCCCATTAAGTCAATTGGCATCATATCAAAATTCAACCTTGACTCTTCTTCTAATCGTGTAATCTCTTCTTGTGCTTCAGTCTTCATCTGAGTTGCATCTAATGTCACACCACCTGGTAATGCAACACCTGAGAACTTAGATAAGTTTTCTCCCCATTGATACTTGACTAATGCAGTTGCATATTTTTTCAACCACATATCATTATAGATATCAGTCATGTCTGTAGGGTCTATTTTTCTATAACATTCTACGATTATGAACTCATCTGCACTTATATTTGAAGTGTCCATATCTAAGTATAGTCTGTTTTGATGTGTATTATATCTTATTGGTGTTTGTCCAACCAGTAAATCATCTAACATACTGATATGTTGTTGAACCATTGAATAGTTTAGAATGTTTGTTGATGTTAAATCATAGATATCATTAAGTCTCATTTGATATCTAAGGTCAAACATATTCATATTATGTTTATCATTGAATGGAAATATGTTCATTACGGCAAGAACAAACTCTGGAAGAACGATATAATTCTGTTGTTCTTTAAATGCGGTGTTTGAGTAGTCGTGTGTTCCTGCTGGATTCGATGTTATACTCGTATTAGTCTTCATCTGAGTTAGATTAGAAGATGTAAGTTGGTGTTTCAGATATGTTTTGATAGAACCATCGTAATGATACTCCTGAAAGTATTGCATCGCTTCATCTATTCTATCATCAAACTGGTCGTCATCGACATTGATTTCTAAAACAGGCGCACCGAGTCTTCTTTTTATGTATTCTTTGAAGGTTGCTTTGCTATTTGGTTTTGCCATAGTAATATTCCATTTTAAGGTCTATTACTATTTATACAGATTCTATTCTTGGAAATAGGTTTTACTCTGAAGTCTGTCTATCTTCTCATCAATTCTTTGAAGTTGTCTAGCAAGTCTTTCCATATCTTGTTCAATCTCTTGCCTGGTTACATAATCTCTTGCCACTTCTTCTCTTGTTTTGTTGACTAGTATATCAAGTCGTTTCTGTTCTGAAAGAACTGACCTTACAAGAAACCCTAACGGTGCTAATACTACCGTTATGAGTATATTCCAAATTACATGTGCGTCGATTATTAATTCCATACACTTATTTATGGAATATCATTCTTCTCCAGTCGAAACTTGAAGAAGTTTTCCATCTAAAGTTATATCAAATAGAGTTTCATCCCAACGAAATCCTTCAACATGTTCTATTTTATTATCACCTTTGAATTTATAACCCATATTAAATGATATACTATATCTATCTCTGTCTGTAGTGTTTGGTTCTACCATGTGAGTTAAACCACTAGGAAAGATATACAACATTCCTGTCTTAGGTTGAAAGTGTTCGTTGTCATTGAATCTAGGAGAATTAGGAAAATCACCCATAACTCTTGATGTATCTGACATAGCAATAAAATCACCTTCATCACCTTGTGCATCTATGTAAAAAGCACCTGACATCCAACAACCATTATGTTTGTGTGGTTTGTTCCAAGCACCCTTATCATTGATATTTGCCCATGAGTTATGCATATCAACCATATGACCTTTATGTTTCTCTAAACCCCAAAAAGGCCAAACCTCTTCATAGAGAGTGTCTTTTATACATGACATCAATTTCATAAATGCTGGATTAGTATCACAACCATCATTTGATTGCCAACCTGTATCTGCATTTGATATCCTTCTACCTTTAGGGTCGTTTGACCTCATTTCATCCACTGTTCTTTTAAGTAGAGTCATATAATTATCGTCAAGTGCATTATATTGTGGGTCTAATAAATCTCTTATAAAGACCATTTGTGGGGCAATAAACTTAACTGGCATCTTTGTCTCCAAAGTCCATCTCTAGTTGTATTTCGTTTGATTCTTCACTGACATGCATAGGGCATTCAGGTGGTATTTCTAATTTGTTTTCTGCATTACCAAATAGTTTGCTTTTAGAAACATGCATACCTAGTTTTCTATAAGGTCCTAAACCACCATCTTCTAATAGATTCGATTCATTTATGGCTGCTTGAGCTGATTTCGATGAAATTGAATCATCATTTCTAACATCTTGAAGTTTCTTTTGTTTCTTATTATGATTATCTTCTTTCAAGTCTCTATATTCTAAGTGTAAAGAGCGTGAAAACTTTGAATCTTCTTTATATGGAGATGTGACATCTGAAAGATTATCTATGAAAGATTGTGGTTCTTTAATCTGTGCCGATGAAGACCATTCCTCTCTTCTAAATGGAATTACTTGAACAATTGGTGTTCCTTTCTTAATAATAAATGAATGGTCAACTTTAGGATAAAATATAATTTGTGCATTGTCCATGTTTAGATTAAACTTATCAGTATCGATTATACCTGGCCAAACACTAAAGTGTTGATTCTGGTGTAAGAATGGGTCTAAGTAAAGTGTAGAATAACCATCAGGTGTTTTTATATTCCAAGGATTTCTAAATTTAAATGCATCTTTTACTGGAAGTCCAGCCATTTTCTCTGGTTCCATAGCATTACCAAATTGTGTATCTGGATGACTTGTTGAACCTATTTTCTTTTGTTCATAAGACCAAGCAGATGTTTGAGTCCCACCATCAGAATTTAAATCTTGACCTACTTGAACTACGATATCTGTTTCTGCAACTAGATAATACCCCATAGTCAACCAATCCTGCATAGCAGGACATGCTCTGATAGTCTGTTGTTTATCACCTCTGACTATCTCATTAATTCTCATCTTTTTCCACCATTCAGGTTGAACTTTAGATGCAAGAATAGGTTTACTGTATTTAAGAGTATTGGGGTTGTATGATGTGAATTCAATCGTTGGCATTATAAAAGTGGTACCTTAGGAAATTGTGTATTATTATATTTTAGATATCTAGTGTTTTGGTCTTTGACCAGTTCAATCTCGTCTCCTCTTACTACTAAAGATTTTCTATCCATATATCTCGCTGATTCATTTGGTGCATCGGCACCATGAGGTATTCTTCCATCAAATATAACAAGTCGATTAGGAACAAACTCAACTTCGGCTACCTGGTGATTATTAATATGTTCTTGTCTTCCGTCTAAACCTTGATGTGGTTCATCAAACATTCTTAATGTACCACCCCAATTAGGATTCCAAAATGTATTTGGGTAATATAGAAATGATAAATTCCATGCATCATCGTTTGGACAATCTTGATGTATCGTTCCTGGACAACCTTGTGATTGTGAATTAAGACCTGCATATTGAAAACGAGTATATTTAAAACCAAACTCCGTTTCTAATCTTTCTATAAGATACTTTACAAAGAATGTATCTATTGGTTTCATATCTTGTTCTAATGCATAATTATCTCTAAAGAAAGATGCACCCCAAAAAGAATGGTGTGCAAGACCTGTAGGACTATTACTAGACACTTGGTTTGTCTTAGACCACCAACTACTTGTTGTTATGAGTCTATCAAAGTGTTGTTGAAGTTCAATTGATAACCAATCATCTAAGACATAGATATGCTCTAAAGGCATGTCCTGTATATGAAATGGTTTATCAATGTGAACAACTTGCATTTAAGATTGTCCTAAATCCACATGTCCTGTTGCCATTTGAGCTGCTGGTATTTGTCTTCGATAATGTTCAAAGTCTTTAAGTAGTTCTTCTTTAGTGCTAAAGATTTCATCACGAACTTGAAAGTAAACATTGTGAGTATTATCAATATACTCTAAAACTCTTCTAGCATTTCCTCTTGCTGGATGATTTGACCCTTCTCTGCCGGCAATTAGAACCATTTGCAAATCACGGAATCCATATACTTGAGCTACTTCTTCTTGTTGTTCTCTGATAACAAAATTAAGTTTTTCAACATATTGTGTTTGTAGATTGATATCTTCTGGTGCTTCAGAATTAGAAATGTATTGTTCACACATTTCTTTCTCTGTATCATTTAAAGCAATGTGTTCATGGTCTTCGAATCTCTTTCCAGGATTCCATTCCATAATTTTTATTTCAATGTCATCATAGACGACAACATCAAATTCAAAACCTAATGCAGGTTTGTCGACATTCTCGAATGTGTATTCAAGTCCGTTTGGTTTTCTTATATAAAGGTTCTTGTTTTCACAAAATACCAATGCGTTCATTTGTTGATTCATAATTTATCCTCTCTTCAAATTATTTAGGTTGTCTCTACGAGTCTTAATTTTATCGTAATGAGATAGTCGTTTAATATTAGATGTGTCCATGTTATCTATCCAAGGACCACCTCTTGTATAATGATAACCAGAACAACCCCATTTGGTTTCAGGATTATCATATCCTTCAGTAAAGATGTAATGTTCAGGTATCTTACTCAATTTATCTGTCCATTCAAACTGATGCAACTGAGCACCTGTCCATGTATTAACAACCTCTGGTGTTAGTTTCTTACAATCTTCATGACCATTGTTAAATATCATTAATGAAGACCATAATTTACATGGATAGTCTATGTTTATTTCACCATTAAACTTAACAGAATCATGTTCATATTGTGGGTATTGAATACATGCAACAGCATTATCAGGATTCAAATAGTATAACATTGGTAATAGTGACTGCTCAAAAAGAATATCGTCATCAATAAACATACTAAAACCTTCATAATTCTCTAAGTAAGGTATTAAGAATCTACTGTATGTAAACGCAGTAGATTGATTCTTATACTCCCTATTATACTCTGGTATCTTTGAATAGTCAAGATACTTTATTTCAGGCATGAATTGATTTGTAGTATCACCTTGTGAGTATGTTGAACGAATACTCTCTTCTATTGAGAACTTTGTTAAATCTTCTATTCCATTATGTGTAGAATCATAACCAATGTATATATTAAATGGTTTTTGTTTTGTAAGTTTATGTACCTTCTTATTAAACTCATATACTTTAGGTCTGAAATCACCTACATTTGCAAACTCACTATTGACTTCTATAACTCCACCTGTTATAATAAAGGATAGATTATCTTGTGTGATTCCTCTTTTTTTAAGTAGGTCTTTCCAATAATCTAAAAACTCATCAACTGTTGCAGGTTCTATCTCAGGAACTTTATTATGTGGGTCAAAGAAATGACATAACATACTAGGGTCTTGCATCTCTTCAATAACACCTGAACGAACTGAACCTGGATGAACAAAGAACTTAAATTTCTCATCTCCATATGTTGTATCTTTTAGAATAACTCCTTGAATCGGTGCCCATAATCCCTCTTCTATTATACTTTGAGTTAACCAATGTGCTTTTGCGGCGTGATAGTAGGAACTATCCCACATATTCTTTAGATTTATATTTGTTTTGTCATCTTCATCAACACCTACTCCGTGAGATTGTATATATCTTTCTCCGTTTGGGTCTTCTTCAGTTCTTATCACATTCGTATTCATTCCCATTGGAAACTGTTGTGGTGTAGGAGAACAAGTATAACCATGAGGTAAGAATTGATTATATGTAAGAGAGTGATGTTTTAGACCATGCATTGTCACCATGTTGTTATCTCTTCTATCTTGCATCACATCACCATATGTGAATAACTTTAGAGGAGGAACTTTACCTTCTTCAAAGATTTTCTTTAGAATTAGATAACAAGGATTATGTTCTTTCATAACCCTATTTACATTAAGACTCCCTAAATGATAGTGTGGATTTTTATCTCTTATTGCAAAGGCACTTTCAATACCATTGAAGTCAATAGGTACAATTGAGTCTACATCTTCAACTGTTTTAATGTCTGTAAAATCGGGATTTTTTGCCATAGAATATCTGTATTAGTTTGATTAATACAGATATTTAGGTGTTATTTTATGAAGATACTGGAGATGCTGGCCAAGTTTGTGCTAAACTACCATCCCAACGAGCAACTGGTGTTCTACCTTGTGTAGCATATGTGAATGGACTTCTGTTCTGATAAGTGAACGGAGTCTGACCTTGTCTTGCATATGTTCCAGGTTGTCTATTCTGATAAGTGAACGGAGTCTGACCTTGTCTTGAATATGTAGTAGGATTCTGATTAGAATATGTGAAAGGAGTTTGTCCTTGTCTTGCATATGTTCCAGGTTGTCTATTCTGATATGTTCCAGGTTGTCTAGCATTGGCAATGTAAGGTTGTTGTGCAGAAACAGGGTTTCGATAAGTCGCAGGTTGCCTTGCATTCGCAATGTATGGTTGTTGACCATTTACAGGATTTCTATATGTAAATGGACTTCTTCCGTTTGCAATGTATGGTTGTTGACCATTTACAGGATTTCTATATGTAAAAGGTTGCCTTGCATTCGCAATGTATGGTTGTTGTGCAGAAACAGGGTTTCTATATCCAGCAGGATACCTTGCATTGTAAGTAAACGGCTGCTGAGCATTACTAGGTGACTGAGCATTCGCAGGATACCTAGCATTATAGGTAAACGGTTGTCTAGCATTACTAGGTGACTGAGCATTCGCAGGATACCTGGCATTATAAGTGAAAGGTGTTCTTGCATTATAAGTGAAAGGTGTTCTCGCACTGTAAGTAAATGGGTTTCGACCACTCGCTATAAAAGGCTGCCTTGCATTTCCTATTGCAGGTGCAAAATAGAATCCAATTGCCATGTTATTTAACTCCTCTTAATATATTCATATTCATTATCTCATGTCGAAGTGTGGCATATAGCTATTGAAGCCACCTCCGCCACCTCCGCCTCCGCCGAACGGTTGATAGAATGGATATGGTGCCTGATACAAGAATGGATATGTAAACGGATTCTGAGCATTACCTGAGAATGGTTGTTGACCATTTGCTATATAAGGTTGTCTTGCATTCGCAATGTACGGTTGTCTTGCATTCGCAATATAAGGAACCCTATATGTGAATGGGTTTCTGTATGTGAACGGATTTCTTGCATTCGCAATATAAGGAACCCTATATGTGAATGGGTTTCTGTATGTAAATGGACTTCTTCCGTTTGCAATGTAAGGTACACGATAACCTACAGGATTTCTGTAAGTGAATGGACTTCTTGCCTGATATGTGAAAGGACTCTGGCCATTTACAGGATTTCTATATGTAAAAGGACTTCTATTACTGTATGTAAAAGGTTGTTGACCATTTACAGGATTTCTATATGTGAATGGACTTCTATTACTGTATGTAAAAGGTGTCTGACTATTTACAGGATTTCTGTATGTAAAAGGACTTCTATTCTGATATGTAAACGGTGTTTGACTATTTGCTATGTAAGGAGTCTGACTGTTTGCTATATAAGGATAAGGTTGTTGTGCATTCGCAATATAAGGTTGACCACCATTAGCAATATACGGATAAGGTTGTTGTGCATTCGCAATATATGGGGTCTGATTATTTGCAATATAAGGGTAAGGTTGTTGTGCATTTGCAATATATGGTTGTTGACCATTTGCAATATAAGGATAAGGTGCTTGAACTATTGCCTGACCTGATGCATTATTCCAACCTGATGGAGTTTTTACATAAATCTGGTCAACATCTTTCCAAGTTGTCGAACCTGTTTTTACCCATGCCCCTCTGGTTGAATTCCATCCAGCTGGGGTTTTAACCTTCTGATTACCTGTTACCATTTATTTCACCTTACTCAATTAAGAGTAGTAAATCCATAAGTCACCAACTGCACCATCTGAACCAGAAGGAGTTGATGTTGACTGATATATATTTCTTGCTGTTCCACCACTATTTGTGGCATTCGTTATTGTTATTGCACCTGATGCTACTGTACCTAATGATACATTTGAACCACTCTCGTATTTAGTATTCAATGCGGTCTGTAATCCATCGACATTTGCAATTGTATGATTATGTGAATCATCTGCAATTGTTGCTGTGATTGAGATGTCTGCAGAACCATTGAATGAAGCAGAACCTGAAAGGTCTCCACCTAAACTAATTGTTCTTGCAGTCTCTAAGACTGTTGCTGAACCAGCATTTCCTGAAACTGTTCCTGTGACATTACCTGTTAGGTTACCCTCAAAGGTTGATGCAACAAAGGTTTCTGAACCTACTGTCCACTTGTCATTTGTTTCGTCCCAAACAAGAGTTTTAGATGCAGAACCACCTCTAGTGATACTGATTCCTGAATCTTGTGTTGGTGAACCTGAAGTGAAGTCTGAGTTCAATGCAATAATATTATCTGCAAGGTTGATTGTTTCTGAGTTAACTGTAGTAGTTGTTCCTGATACTGTTAGGTCACCTGAAATTGTTAGTGAGTCACTAACTGCAACAACACCTGTTCCGTTTGCACTCAATGTTAGATTAGTATCTGTACTTCTGGATTCGATTGCATCTACATCAATTGAGTTTGAGAATGATATTGCATTTCCGTCTGATGATGATACATTCTTACCTGCAGTAATTTGTACTCCACCTTTTAATTGAATTGCACCAGTTCCAGTAGGATTAAGTTCTACATCACCTGAACCACTTGTTTGAACCGATACATTTTGGTTCACATCTGCAGAAACAGTAATTGTACCTGAATTATCAGATACTACTTGTTGTCCGTTAACATATAAAGACCCAGGTCCAACATAGATATCTCTCCATTGTTTCGAAGTAGAACCTAAGTCGTATGTGACATCAGCATTTGGTATGATATGACCTGATAAAGAACCACCACCTAGGAATGTTTGAACTTGTGCGTCACCATAATCGTTTGAAAGTGTTAATGTACCCGCTGTATCGTCATATGTAGAAGTGATATTTGTACCACCAACTACTAAACCATTTACGATATCTTCTATTTCTTCTTCTGTTTTACCTGAAGATGCAATTGTTAAAGTTCCCGCTGCATCGTCATAAGTTGTGGATATATTTGTTCCTGCAACTAATAGAGAACTAACTCTATCGTCAACTCTTTCGTTTGTGAAATATAAGTTGGTATTTTCTGTTAAGTTTGCAGTTGTTGAACTTGATTCATCTAGTAATTTTTTCCATGCACCAGAATGAGCAAAGTAACCTGCTCCAGTTCCGTGAACATGAGCAAACATACCATGGTATGTACTTGCACTAGGTAGGTCACCTTCTGTAGAGTATACATTCGAGTATAAAACCTTACCTGTTGTAGTAATATCAAATGATTGACCGTCTAAGTTAGCACCAAGTTGTGGAGATGTATCTTCTACAACATTGTTAATTGATACTGCTTCTGCTCTTGCATCTGTAAAGTAAAGATTACTTGAACCTTCTGCAATTTCGTCTGTATTATCTTTTGTTAAGATTTGTGCATCAACATAGGCTTTAACTGATTGTTGTGTTGCAGCGTGTGTGGCACTATTTGAAGACATGTCATCTTCGTCTTTGAAGTCGATTGCAATGTCATTTGCATTTACAGTCATACCTGTTCCAGCACCAACTGCTAATGTTGCATCACCTGAAGTTGCATCACCAGTAAGACCAGCACCTGCAACGATACCTGTGATATCACCTTGTTGTCCTGATACTGTTAAACTTCCAGCAGAATCATCATATGTTAATGTGATTCCTGTTCCTGCCACTAATAGAGCATTGACTCTATCGTCAATTGATTCTACAATTGCTGTACCTGTTAAAGCACCAGCACTAGTTATAACTTCTACACCACCAACGGATAGACCATTTTTAATATTAAAATTCTTTTCGCCTGCCATTAGAATGACCCTCCGTTAACACCTGGTAAACTGAGTTCACCATTTGATGAGTTATAACTTAGATTTGTTTCGCCTGATGCAAGTGAAATAGCTGTTCTAGCTCTTGCGTTAGTAAAGTATTGATTTGATGACCCTTCCGAAAGATTGTCTGTATCTAATTCTGAAATCGCTGCAGCTGCAAGTTTTCCAGAAGAAGTGATAATTTCGGTAGAACCAACTGTAATCCCATACTCTACTACAAATGTGTTTTTTGTTGCCATATTCGTTGTCCTAGTCTAAGAATGTGTTATTATACAGATATTTATAATAAGTGTGTCCTCTCGGCACGCACTTTTTTTAGATATCTACAAGTATTTTTTTAAATTTATATACAGTTGAATTTGCTGAGGCAGATGTGACTCTGATTCTAAGGGTATTTATGTTTATGTCTACTCCGAAAGTAGCTAATTCACTTGTATCTGTTGTTATTGTTCCGTATTGGGTAAAGTATGCACTAGTTCCGTCATGAACTACTGAGACTTCTGTATGTTGATAGTCTCCACTAGTAGAATCTGATATAGAGACTTGATATTTTGCACTTCTATATGTTCCTATTGCAAAACTATCCATTGTAGTTGCAGTTGTTGATGTAGTTGTTATAGTTCCACCGTCTAAACCACCTGATACTGTTGCAAAGGATAAGGTTCCTGAACCATTTGTGACTATTGCCTGACCACTTGTACCATCTGATGTTGGGAAAACAATAGAAGCACCTGTGATACTATTAGTTGCAGTGATAGTTGTTGCAGTTAAATCTCCTACGAGTATGTCTGCAAGTGCATATCCTGTTCCTGTTATATTAACAGTTGAACCAGGTTCTACTTCAAGACCATCAAATAATTTCCATGTGGAATCTGTTGCATCTCTGAATAGACCTGTAAATTCTGTAGCACCACTGTCTGATAATCCATCATCGTAATTACCATAGAACCCAATATCTAGTGTATCTGAAGATGTATTGCCGTTTGCAAGTTCTAACATTGAATCAGCTACTGAAGTTTGGGAAGAATTAACTGTTACCGTTGTACCGTTAACTGTTAAATCACCTGTAATGGTTGCATTACCATCAACTTGCAAATTACTTGCTGATTCTAATCCTAGGTCTGCATAAAATTTAGATTTTGTTGCCATAAAAGAATCTCTTGTGTTATACTATTTATAACATTTGAGAAATAAAGAACAAAAAAAGGGGAACCGAAGTTCCCCTTTCCGTATAATATAAAGAAGTTTTACGCTGAAACTAATACTCTATGAATATTAATTACTGTAGAACTGCTTGACGCTGGAGTTATTCTTAATCTCGCATCTGTTCCAGAAATATCTGAATCAAATGATGCCAAAGAGGCAGATTTAAGTGTACCATACTGTGTCATCGTCACTGCACTTCCGTCATGTACTAATACTATTTCTGTGGAATGGAAATCCGAACCACTTGACATTGCTACAATGTATCTCGCTGCTCTATATGAAGCATGAGCAAAGGTATCTAAATTTACCTCTGTAGTTGCAGTTGTTGTCAAAGAACTTGAAGTTCTATGTTTAGTATCTAGTTCTTTAGAAGTAGTGATAACATCAGCAGATGAATCGTAAGAGAAGACTCTTATTAACTCTGCGATTTTAAATGCATTTGTTTTAGCCATTTTCTACTCCTTAACTATGTCTAATTTGGAAAGTATCCACTGTTGTGTTAGTGTTTGCAGGTGTAATGAGAAGTCTCATATTACCTGAGTTAACATCTGAACTCAAAGTGAAAAGTGAAGATGATGAAAAGACATCACCGTATTGTACAAAATATGCACTAGTACCATCATTTATCAATAGAACCTCAGCTGCGTGAGTTCCTGCCGATGCGTGAGTAGCATTAATTACATATTTAACCGCTTTATTCGCAACTGCGTTAGACGATAAAACCTGATTAGCAGTAGTCGCTGTCAATGCAGTAGCAGTGAAGAAACCTTGTACAAGGTTACTTGCCGCTGTGATTGCAACAACTTGAACAACATCACCAGAAAGGCCATTCTCAGCAAGTGTTATAACAGTCGAAGAGGTTGTAGTATAATCTGCACCACCTCCAACTAATTTAACACCGTTTATGAATACCTGTTCTGAACCAGTCTGATAAACGAGAGAGTTTGAACTATCATCGTTTCCAGTGATTGATGTTGTAGTACCAGTTAATGTATATGTGAATATAACAATACCACTACTAGGTTGGTCTGACCAATCTAAGGTACCTGAACCGTTAGTCTTTAAGATTTGATTCGAGTTACCATCAGAAGTTGGGAATGAGAATGCGTCGTTAACAGTAAGAGTTGCTGGGTTTGACCCAACTTCTACGACTGAAGCAGAACCATCGTTCTTTTCAGTATAGAATCTACCGTGATAAGTGTTGACTGCTAATTCACCTAATGATAAATCACTAGTTGCAGGCACACTGTTCTGAGTAGAACTTCTTTTAAATTGAATTACTGTTGCCATCTGTATTCTCCGTTAGAATTAAGCGTTATTAAAATGTTCCGCCGTCTATAGCTGTGACTGTAACCGAACCACTTGATACTGTGAAGTTATCCGCATGGAAACTTGCAATACCTTTTGCAGTAGTAGTTGCGTCATTGATAGCTACATCTCCTGAACTTACAGTGAAGTAAGAACCTGAGAAACTTGCGATACCCTTATTGGATGATGTTGCATCTTCTGCTGAAAGAGTTATAGCACCTGCACCATTAGTGATGTCAAGTCCTTCTCCTGCAGTTAAAGTAGCAGCGTCAAATACTCCTGATGAAGTATCTCCAATTAATAACTGACCATCTGTAGGAGCTGAACCTGCATAGTTGTCAATACTTCCACTCATACTTGCGTTAGCAAGAGTTAAGTTTCCGAATTTACCTGCCATGGCAGTTCCAGAGAATACTGATGAACTATCTGTTGCACTTGTAAGAGCAACGAAAGAACCGTCTGTATCGTCCATACCAAAGAAACCAATTTTAGCACCACCTGAGTTGTACTTAAATTTAATACCTCTGTCAAGATTGTCATCTGAAGAATCATCACCTAGTTCAAATACAGGGTCAGCAATATTTACTGTTGTTGAGTTTACTGTAGTTGTAGTACCGTTAACTGTCAAGTTACCTGTGACTGTTAAGTTACCAGATGTTGTTAGAGTTGCAGTTGTAATATCGTCTGATATTAAGTTTCCTGAAACTGTTAAGTTATTTGCAATTGTGACATCGTTAGGAAGACCAACTGTTATAGTTTGTCCACTTGCTGAAGTCTCAACTTCGTTTGCTGTACCTGTGACTGTTAATGATTGAGTGTCTAAATCAACTGTACCTGTTCCTGAAGAACCTGCAATGTTTAAATCGTCATCTCTATCTAAACTATCTACATAGTCTTTAACAGCAGCTGAAGTAGGTATAGTAGTGTCGTTATCGTTTGAACCGATACCTTCTGCTTGTGTTACCCATAAAGCGTCTGCTAATTTATCTAAAGTCACTGCATCATCAGCAATCATTGCTGTTTCAACTGCTGAGTTAGCAATTGTTAAAGCACCGTTTGCAGCTAATGTTGCATCTCCTGATACGCTAACATTGTCAAATGAATCTGAACCGTCATGCACAAGAATTTGTGCTGAAGTAGGTGAAGAAATATCTGAGTCTGAAGCACCAGCTAAAGTTGAAGTTGTTGATACAAATGAAAGTGCTCCACTTCCGTCTGTTGCAATTACTTGGTTAGCAGAACCGTCTGCTGAAGGTAAAGTAAAGGTTGTTGATGCAGCTAATGTATCAGCAGCTTTTAACGCAACAAAGTTTGTTCCGTTATCACTGTCTTCCATTAGTGAAACACTTGCACCTGCAGTTGAACCATTACCAACTTTAAAGTTGGATGGTGTAGCAGAAGAACCAGAAAGAATATCAGTATAATACTTACCACCAATCGCTTGGATTAGGGGTGTAGAGTTATCTGAATCTACTGACTCAATGTATAGTTTCGCACCAGCACCTGAATTCGACCTATCCTGTACATAGGCTAATTCACCTTCCGATAAGTCTGAGACTGCTGGAGCTGAAACACCTGTACTTCTTTTAATCTGAATTACTGTTGCCATTTTTATTTTCCTATAAAAATTATGTTGTTATTTAAATGACCTGTCACTGTCGAGGTCGTGATTACATAATGTAAAAAATTCTATCCTCTCACTATGAGGGTCGATACCTTCACTGGTTGGTATCCTTGATTTGTTGTATTAGTATTTATACAATTAAAATGTTCCACCATCAATTGTGGTGGTTGTTGTCCATTTATCTGATGCTTGGTCATATGAAAGAAGACCATCATCTGTTTCTGTTGCATTCACATCTGCAAGTTCGTTGATAGATTTAGCAGATAAATCTGTTGCACCACCACCTGAACCAACTTGAACTTGTTTGGCACGAATGTTTCCTGTGCCTCCAACTCTGCCTGAGATACCTGCAACTCTTGAAATTGTTCCTTTAATGTTCGACATAATTAACTCCGACTTACTCCTGGTGTCACTACTGCCTGTCCTTCGACCACTCTAGTAGTTAACCCACCAGGACTTGTAATATTTAAATCGTAAACATATCGACCTGCTTCTAAAGAAGTGGTTTGAGTATCATTTAAACTCAATGTGACTTGACCATTCGATGCTGATATCGAAGTCGAAAATGCTACTGAAGCACTAGAAGAACTGTATGTTTTTCTTACCTGTGCAAGTGCAGAATATGAAGTCAAATCAAGGACATCTCCCGCTGCATCAGTCACATCTACTGTAATTGTGAAGTCGGTTCCTTGGTCAATATATAAATTTGCGATAATAGCCATATAACTATTTATACGAATTTAGAACTTACGAATTAGGTTCTGATAATTGTGCTGTGGGTTGAGTTTGATGTATTTTTTCTACACTTCCAGAGTTATTTACATATACTTGTGAGGCCTTTCTTAGAGTACCATTATCGTTGACATATACTTGTTTAACTTTTGCCAAAGGACCTATTGGTCTTGTACTTGGGAAAGGATGTTGATATGTGAATGGAGACCTATTCTGATATGTGAATGGTTGTCTATTCTGATATGTTCCAGGTTGTCTTGCATTCGCAATATAAGGTTGTTGATAACTTGTAGGATTTCTATATGTACCAGGTTGTCTATTATTATATGTAAACGGTGTTTGACCTTGGTTATCATAGGTGAAAGGTGTTCTTGCACTATATGTAAATGGTGTCTGTCCTTGTGCTTGATATGTAGAAGGTTGTCTATGTGCATAAGTGAACGGATTTTGTCCTGTAGCGTTTGCAATGTATGTACCAGGTTGTCTATTCTGATATGTTCCAGGTTGTCTAGCATTCGCAATATATGGGTGTTGATATATCGCAGGTTGTCTATTATTATATTCTGCAGGTTGCCTTGCATTAGCAATATAAGGTTGCTGATATGTAAAAGGATGTCTATATGTAAAAGGTTGCCTTGCATTCGCAATGTATGGTGTTTGTGCATCACTAGGTTGCCTTGCATTTCCGATTACAGGTGTCTGATATATGAATGGTTGTTGAATAGTTGGCATTATCTTATACCCATATGAGAACCATAACTAGACCTTAGGTATATTTCACTTATATGTCCATCAATAGCACCACTGTTGTTGGCAATAAAATGAGTATAGTAAGTTGTTTGACCAGTCTTACTAGCTCTAATAGTAAATATAAGACCAGTAGCAGAAGTGAATCCAGTTTGTTGATTATAGTTTGACGATGACGATGCCATCCACATAAACTGTATAGCATTGCTTGAAGAACCATTCCAAATACTATAATAAGTACCGGCGATTCGACCTGAAGCACCAGTTGCTGGTGTTTTGGTATCACTATGACTACCATTGGCATTTTGACTCTGAACAGTATACTTAACATCAATATTCCATGTATTATCAATTACATTATTATTATTAATTTCTGTTAAAGGCAAATATATATAATAAGGACTCCAACCATAATAATTAGCATATGCTGTAGAATTTCCACCTGCATATTGGTAATATATTTTCTGTGATGTATTACTATACCCAATTATAAACTGAGCAAAACATTGACCATGTGAATAACTAAAATTCTGAATTTGGGAAGTTTTCCATTGATAATTCCCTCCCAAACCACTTCCAGCAAGAGGATTAGCTGGGTAAAGAGGATTAGATGGTGAGAATGCTGAATTTGGGCTTGATGTCATATGTGGAGAATTAGAACCCCACCATTCAGAGTTTGACATGCCTACAGTTGTATTACTTACCTGCATAAATGGAGCATTTGAAGGTCCGAAATCTGATGTTGTTTCAATATTTGCAGTTGATGAACTTCCCCCACCAAAAACATCATAAGTCACAGGAGTCGTTCCTATTGCTGGTGTGCTACTATTATATGTAAATGGATGTTGATATATAGCAGGTTGTCTATTATTATATGTAAAGGGTGTTTGACCATTACTAGGTTGTTGTGCATCAGGTGTTGCTCTTGCCTGATATGTAAATGGTGTTTGACTATTAGCAATATAAGGAGTTTGAGAACTACTTGGTTGTCTATTCTGATATGTAAATGGTGATTGACTATTTGCTATATACGGTGTCTGACTGTTAGCAGTATATGTAAATGGATATGGTTGTTGTGCTGATGCCTGATATGGATTTTGTGCATTTGCAATATATGGATATGGTTGTTGTCCATTTGCTATATAAGGTTGTCTTGCATTCGCAATATATGGATATGCCTGTTGAGCATTCGCAATGTAAGGTGTCTGATAACTTGTAGGATTCCTGTATAGGGCAGGATTTCTATTACTATATGTAAACGGTGTTTGACTATTTGCTATATACGGTTGTTGTGCATTCGCAATATACGGTTGTTGTGCATTCGAAGGTTGCCTATCATTGAAAGGCTGTTGAATGGTCGTACCAGTATTTACATAAATCTCGTCTGACATGATTCTATATCACAAACCATAAGTGACCTGTTGATGTCGAACCAACTCCAGATGGAGCACTTCCTGTTATCGTTTTGTCCATCACCACATTATCACCATCTATTTTGATACCTTCTGCTGTATTCACACTGATATTTATATCACCGTCCAAAGGGTCGCCGGTGTTAGTAGCATATGTTTTTGTTAAACCTGCTTCGGCATTAATGATTGCATTGACTCTATCGTCTGTAAAATATTTCGAATTATTACCTTCTGATACTGAGTCTGTTGTGTTTGTTGGATTAACAGGTTCCCAATACTGATTCGTATTATCCCATGCCAAGACTTGCCCAGCAGATGGAGTTGTTGTATAATTAACATCACTCATACCTGAAACTGAATGATTTGAAACACTAGAAACGGTACCTGTTAATGCACCAGTTGAGTTTTCTAAAACCTTTGTTGTTCCGTCATCTTTCATGACATCACCTATTACATTTCCTGTCACTGCACCATTTAATGTTGTTGCAGTAATAGTTGTTGCATGTAAACTCTGAAATCTCTTTGATGAAGAACCTAATGTTCTAGTATTATCTGAATTAGGCATTATATTTGTATCTACAACACCATTGATTGATACTGTATCACTTGCATCACTTCCTAAGTCTACATTTCCTGTAAAACTTGCAGTTGTTCCTGTGATACCACCTGATGCTAAAGTACCTACTGTTGCAGTTCCAGTGACTCCTAAATCACCACCAATTGTTGCATCATCAACTACTTCTAAATCATCTGTTGATTTTAAATGTTCTGCTTGAACTTGTCCTGAGAATGTTCCGTTTACTGCACTTGTTAATGAACCACTTGATAATGATGCAGTTCCGTCGGTGACTGTTGGTGCAGTTAATGTTTTACCTGATGCAAGTGTTATATCATCTTCTGCATAAGTTTTACCTGCAAGTTGTAGATTAAATCCACCTTGTAGAGTTGTTGTAGGAGAAGAATTATCTCCTTGAAGTATAACACCATTTGAGTTAGTATTATAGATTGTGTTCTGTAATGTTTCTGTAAAGAATGAAAGTATTGCCGCTGATGTTGCAGTTCCTTCAAAAGAACCTGTGTATGCATAGATTTGAATCAAATCATTAACACTTGCCGGTGATATCAACTGTATGTTATAATAGAAAGCACCTGCAAGTCCACCAACTTGCCAATCACTTGCTTCTTCTAGTAATACACCATTCTTAAATACCTGAACTCTATTTCCTTTGTATTTAAGAGTATTACCATTTGCATCTGCACCTGTAAATGTTTGTTGTCCTGCAGTTGCAGTATATCTGTATCTTCCAAAGTAGAATGCTTTATCTTCAACTGCGTTAACAGCATCGACTAGATTTTCACCTAATGCAGGTCTTAATCCTGAAACCTCACCCACATCTACGGCAAGTTCATTATACTTCAGTCTAAATTCATCTATTGTGCTATAATTGTCTACTGTTTTAGCCATTTAACTTTCCTAATATATCATGAAGTAGTTCTTTAATTTCACCTACCTCACCCTTTAAATTATTTATCTCGTTTGCTTGATTTTGAAAACGAATTTTCCTTTGTTTTGCAAGTTTCCACTGTTCAATATCCGTATTCACAATTGCTGATGATTCTTCGTCTCTTCCGAGATTAGAATGACCTTCAACTTTTGCATACTCACTCATATTATGTTGCCAATGCAATACATCTTAATGCCGCTACTAACGGTATTTCTGCTGTATTTGTTCCTTGTCCCACAACTTTAATAGCGAATGATGAGAATTCTGCAAGACCTTCTGCAGTATAATCATACTCTTTAAAGTTTCTTGCATCTGATTCTAATGTCGTATCTGGAGAACCATCAGTGTTGAAGAATTCCCAACCTAAATCATCCCAAGGAGATGACTCGTCATTTTTTAGAATCTTATACATAAACTTGATGTCTGTTGTCACAGGTTTAAATAAATCTGCTGTGACTCTTAACGCAGTTGCAGGTGTTTTTAAATTCACCTTTCTTGTACAATATACCATTACATTGTTATCACCTTCAGGTTCAGTTGATGCAACATATACTGTTCCGTCTGGTAATGAATTTGTAGTCTTATCAAGTTTCTTAGATGTTGCACTATCAATATTGTTCAATCTATTCATAATACCAATAGCACCTAATGTTCCTATATCGATTACAGGTGACAAGTTAGAATTGAATGATTGTAATTGCAACTGAGCAGTAAATGATTTTGCACCACCATTGTAGGCAGATTCATTTACTGGAGATGAAACAACATGAGAACTACCAAAATGACTGTTATCATTTATTGTTATAAATTCTGTTATTGATTTCTTAACATGGTTTGTTCCACCTGCATTATAACCTTCTGGAGATTGCATTGCAGACATATAGACACTTGAATATATTCTTGTATTTTTAAACTGAACATTTGGTATCATAGTATGCAATGTATCAAAGTAATAGTTTCTTGTTGAAGTTGCAACTGAACCACCACTTACTGTTGATGCTGGTGCAGTATAACCTGATACAAAGTGATAAGCAGATACATCTGGTGTGACGCAGAATGAATCAATTCCAATTTCTTTAATTGCAGTAAATGTTTTATTAAGTGCATCTATTGGAACTCCACCTAATGTGTCACCGATTGATGCAACTCTAACAGTTAAGTCATGTGTTGATTCAAAATCTGTAAATGTTATTACATCACCAACGGCATGTCCTTGTCCTGGGTCTGATATTAATACACTTGATATTGCATTTGAACCATCTGTAGTAATACTTACTACCATTCCTGTTCCAGAACCATCTGTACTATCTTGTGTGACATCATTAAATGTAGTCGAAGAACTTGGTGTTCCTGATAACACGAAGGTATCAATTGTTAAGGCAGAACCTTGTTTATCTCCAGTTAATCCTGCAAGGACTACACTAGAATTAGGTGTATACATTCCATGTGAATAGTTATACACTTTAACAAAGTTTTTACCTGACATTGCTTCTACTGGATTATTCTGTAGTTTATGTGTTGGTAATGCAGAGTTATTAAATCTTAAATCAGGTGTTTTAGATACATCGAATGAACATATTTTCATATCAAACTTCATATCATCTGTTTGTTCTGCAGTCCATGTTGATGCATTTTGTGATAAGAACAATGAACCTGCATAAGGTTGTCCTGATATTGTTTCACCAGTTATAATATCTGGTTCACCCATTCTTGAAATGAATACTTCATAATCATTTGAGTTAGATAGAACTACAAAACACATTTCTGCACCTTCTTCTATATAAACTGGTGATTCGAATGTAAATGTTGTTGCAACTGAACCGTCTGCAGAAGTATTAACTTCTCCTGGATTTTTAACTACTACTGAGAATGGTAATATTACTTGACCTGGATATCCGTTTACCATGTTTCTGATTTCTACTGATACAGGTAAGTTTTCTGACTTAGATGCAAAGAAAACATCAATTGATGATAAGAACATTCCACCTTGTGGTTCACACATAAATGATTGTGCTAATGGGTCTTTCCAACCACCTCTTCCACCACCATCTAATCTGGTTATGAATCTTCTATCTGCAATATCTAATCTTTGTCTTGGGAATCTCTCTAACTGAGGAGGTTGTATCGGTGCTTCAATAGGAAGTTGAGGTTCTTCTACAGGTGGAACAAACGGAGAACTATCTGGTATTGGGTCAGTAATTACTGGTTCAGTAGTATCTACTGGTATTTCTGGTGCATCTGAATCCCATTCAGTAGCATTTATATTCTCTCCTCTTCTAGTAAATTGTCTTTCACCTCTTGTTCTTTCTGTAATTACTCTACCATTTCTTGTAGATACAATTTCTGTTTGTGAAGATTGTAATAAACCTTGTGCTTGATATATAACACTAGCAGAAGATGCTGGGTTAGACAAGTTGAATGATGATGAAGTAATAAACATCTCTCTCATTCCTGAAGGGAATCTTTGTGAACTGTTATTAGGCAATTCAAAGTATGCACGACATCTTCCGTTTCCATTTGTTTTAAGACCTGAAGTGACTGTTGTTCCACCATCTTGTGAGAACTCAGCAGAATATGGTCTTACAAATTTGTTTACATCCATATTATCAAAGAAACAGAAATGATTTGAACCTGGTTTTAGGTTTGTTGCATCTATCTCAATTGTTCTGGCACGCATGAAAGGTATCATTGATACTGATACGACTCTATCGTTTCTTGTTTCTACAAAGTCTTCAACAACACTTGTTGTGATACCTGTTCTTGTTTGTGTTTCAGGTGTTTCTGTAATTTCTCTTGTGACTTGTAAACCTGCAACCCATTCACCACCTTGTGCTGGGTCTCCTGACCAAGAACCATTTGATGTTGCTTGAACTTCTGAACTTACTGCAGATGGTTCACCTGCCCATGTTGTTTGCCAATTATTCCAGACTGTACCTAATGCATTACCATTTCCGGCAATAACTGCATCGAAGTTTCCTTCTCTGTTAACTCTGACTTCTGGTAATTGTTCTGTATCTTGCCAGATATCAGTTCCAGGAGTTAGTTTAAGTTGTCCGTCAAAAGCAAATACATGATATGGATTAACATTTAATTGTCTTGATGCTTTGTCTTGATTTACATATGAAATTTGTGAGAAAGGTAATGTAATTAAATCACCAGTTTGTGTATAGTTGCTTGATGCATTTGTATCTAATTCAATATCAAAGAATTGTGAATATGATTTAGGTCTCATAGCACCTAATTTTGCATCAATAGATACATTGTAGTCTGGATGATTTACATCACCAACTCTATGACCTCTGAAGTTATCTACTAAGAAACCTGATTTAAATCTATCAAATCCGTCTGCGTCTAAAATTTGTTTTGTTTGAGTATCTTTTTCTAGTAAAGATAAAGCAGTAATTCTTTCTAGGTTTGTAACCCTATTATTAATCTTACCGATATCTTTCATAGTATATCGTCTATGGTCATGTGACCTTACTCTGATATCTTTTAAATTATTTGTATAAGGAGGCAATCTCAATTCAAACATTTCGATTGCATCGTCAATTCCTTTTGGTTTGGTTGGTGTCAATGAAGGAATACCTGTTGATACCATGAACTGACCTGTCTTGTGCATAAACACTTTATCAATTCTTCCTACATAGAAACTAATTGCACCTGTGACACTTGAACCATGAACAGGTGTATCTACTGCACTTGCACTAGATAGTGTTATGTTTGTTCTACTTGGTGCGAAAGAACGACCTAAATCATAAGAGAGAGGAGAGTATCTAGCACCATTTGTTGTGTCTGATAAATCTAATGGATTTGCAACATTATGTTGTGAATCTGTTTTAAATGATGATTGAGCAAAGACTTGACCAACACTAGGCCTAAAGTCAACACAATCTGAAAGTTCAAATGTTCCGTCTGGTTCTAAACCACCTAAGTCAACTCTACTTGGAGAGAACACAGGTATATCTTTATAATCAATATTACTATATGAGTTTACATCATAGAAATCACCAGCATTCGATGCTGTAAAGTAATCAAAGACTATTAGAATGCTTCCTTGAGGAACAGGTTCACCACTTTTGAGTGTTAATTTTGCTAAGTCATAGAAACCATCTCTCTGACCATCGTCAAAGAAGTATCTACTTGTAATGTCTGGAGAACCAGCATGTACATTTGATAATGTTGCAGTTGCACTTGAAGTTGCACCAGCTATTACTTCAGTATTAATAAACCTTTCTTCTGTTATATAATAGAAATAACTTGTAGTTGTACTACCATTTAATGTGACTAATACTGCTCTTGCATCTGATGACTGACCAATAATTACTTCGTGTTCTTGAAAACTTCCTGATGTGACTGTTAATGTTGCATTAGGTGTTAAAGGTGTATTATCAACTCCTTCGAATATACCCCTTACTCTAAATGCATCTGAGACACCAAGTGATATTTCTTTATTGTCATAATTAGTTCCATAGAAACCATTTCCAAGACTATCTTTACCACTAACTTTTAAACATCTGTTTTTGTTTAATGTTTTATCTCTGTTTACAGGAGTATTAATGTCAACTGTAAATGTGACTTTTAATACTGCATCGTTATCATCTGAAGAAAAACCACCAATTGTTAATGTGTTTGTTCCTGCAGTTTTCGTATAATCTTCAACATTTAATTGGTCTCCGACATTCTTTGCATTACCACCAGCATTATTTCCTCTTTCAATAATTGCAATTGTTAAATCATCTGTATTAGGGTCATTTGAATCAAAAGATTCTCCTGAAGCAACACTAAGTTGGAAAGAACCTGAACTGACTGTGACTGTTTTTTGTCTTCTTACTTTTACTTGGTCAGGAACATGGTCTGAAACCCAATCTCTAGGCCAACTGAATATACTTGCAGTCTGTTCTTGGTCAATAATTTTAACTCTTTGTCTTGTGACATTTCCTTGGAAACCACCAAGGTTAGGAGCAACCCCTAAAGTAGCCGTTGTATTATCGGTTACTGATGCAATCGCTCTTGTTTGTCCTGCACCAGCAGGATTGTAAACTAAATCACCTTCTTTTAATTCTCTTGTAAATGCTGTACCAAAACCTGTCAATGCAGTAGAACCATTTGTAAATTGAACTGTTCCTGTTAATACAAAAGATGAATTCGTCACTAAATCTGCAGTAAAGTTTTCTCTACTTGCAGCGTTTGTTGATTGAAAGATAGAACGAACTCTATCGATATTATATGTTCTTACTGCTGTGATTGCACCATTAGTTTTAGTTGTTGAAGATACACCAACAGACCTCAGTCCATAACCTACTGTAAATTGACCAACAACATCATGCAACATATAAAGATTTAGTGTTGAATCACAAATTGCCACAATACCAGTTGTACCTGTTGGTACTCCATTATTGACTTCTTCAATTCTGTCTCCGACTGAGACTTCGTTAGCAGACGAAACACTACTTTGAGATAACTGTGTGAACATCTTAATGTCAAACATGGATAAATCCCATTGACCATTTTCACTATAGACATTACCTGAATCTGTACCTTCATGTAGTACAATATCTCTTACTCTTGCAAGTCCAATTGGGTTCTCAGCATTCTTAGCACCTTGAACTCCGACTTTACTAGGCATTAATTCACATGTTTGAAATGGGTCTTGAACATCTGTTCCTGATTCATTACCAAATTCAGGTAATGAATGTGCTTTTGTAATTCTTAATTTGTTACCTAATCTTATAGGTGTATTTGTTGAAGGAAGTGTTGATGTTGACCTTGCTTTTTCAATTGGTATTATAGAAGTTCCTATTTTTTCGACTTCATATCCTTTAACATATGCTTTACCTGGAGATACTTGCATAACAAACTTGTCTTCTTTACCACCATTTATTGAAGTATAGAAACCTCTGTTAGTAGTATCATCTAAATGTTCTCTCATTGATTGAGTGAATTGTTTTACAACGAAATCACCATTTGCATCGAATGTTCTTCTTGCAAGTGTATTTTCTATTTCATTATACATAGGTCTATTGACATGTAGTTCAATAATACCTTGATTGACTCTTGTTAATTCGATGAAGTTTGTATCATCGTTAGAAACTAATGTTTGTTTTGTTAACTTTAGTGCAACTTTAAATCTATCTGCACCTGCAGCGTTCTCGTTTGATGTTCCTGTTGCATTATCTAATAGTGTTGAGTCTTCTGCAGAACCTACAAAGCTTTCTGTTATAGAAAGACCAACTTTATAACTTGGTTTACCTGAATACTTTTCAAGTATCAATTCTTGTTTATCAACTTTAAGGAAGAATCCTCTACTAAAGACAACACCTTCTGAAATGTTTGCTATTGAAGAACGACCATTTGGTTTCTGGTCTTCTACTTCTACTTGAAAGTCATTGTTATTTGTTGAAATATCTGATACATTACCAGAACCATCCAATGTGACTAATTGTAATTCTTCATTTGCTGTGAAAGCAAAGTCATTTGTTGAATTTGTTCCTTGTTGTAGATAGTAAACAAATAGTGTTGCTTTATCATCTGTTGTTTCAGCAGATGAAGTAATAATCTTTGCAACAACGCCTGATGTTTTACCTTGAATATGTAAACCATGTGATGCAGTTCTGAATGTTTCTATGTTGGCATCACCAGATGCATTTGGATTGGCAGACTTGACCTTAACAAAGTATAAGTTCATGTCAACATCACATTGAGCACCAGATACTATAGAACCTTCTTTAAAGAAGTGGTCACCAAATCTCTCTATCTGATTTTGTAAAATAGATTGAGATTGAGTTAACTCTCTTGCTTGAAGTGGTCTACCTGCACGATAAAGAACCTTTTGAAAGTTTTTATCTTCTGAGTAGTCATCATAATAGGGTGATATATTTAAATCAGTTTTCTCTGCCATTGTTTGTCCTAAATTTTAAAATGGGAGTTCTTTAACTCCCATAAATTACATTTCGATAATCAGTTTGATATCTTCAATTTGGTCACTTGCACGAGTAACCGCACCTCTATTCTCAATATACATCATTCTACCAGTATGTTTTGCAACTTCTGGATTTGCTGGAGTACCATTGATAGTTCCTATTGAACCGACCCCAATCTTGAAAATTTCATCAGCATCTACAAAGTTTACATAACCACCTTCGTTATTTGCTATTGGTAAGTATGAAACATTAGTTCCAGTAATTGAAACAACTTTCGCTGCTCCGACACCTGCACCGTCTGCTGATGCATTGAAAACTGTGTCGTCTACTGTAAGTGAACCAATTGATGAAAGAGTCATAGTGCTATATGCTTTCATGCTTGTTGCAGTAGACCTGTTTGTTGTTCCGAATGCGAATGGGTCTTGACATAGACCAATTCTTCTGAAGTCGTTATCTGTTGGGAAGTCACCTAGACCTTCTGCAAATTCTAATCTTGAATTCACAATGATGAAGTTTCCACCCAATTCTTCTACAGGGTCAGCACCATGTCCGAAAGGAGGTGATATTACTGGAGTTGCAACTCCACCTGAACCACCACCAATACCTGTGATGTTTGCAACATCAATAGATGCTTTCTTATATCCTACACCTCTTACAGTCACATCGATTTCTCTTAAACCACCTGAAACTACTTTAACAGTACATTTACCAGATGAACCATCTCCATCGATGGCAACATCTGTATATGTTCCGTTAGTATAACCAGAACCTGGATTGTCTACTTTAATATGTAAGACTGAACCATCAACAGCATTTGTTTCAACTTGATATTGTGAGGAACTATCGTTGTCTGCTGAGGAGTTCAGACCACCATTTGTATGAGTTCCAAAAACTGATGCTTGAGCACCTAATGTTTTAACTGGTATAAAGTCGTTAGTCACAAACTTAATTGTGTCTGATGCAGAAATAGTGTACATGTATTTCCAAAGATAAGGCATTCCATTTGTTCCACCTTCATCTGCAGCTGTTCCTTCAAATAGAACTGATACATCTGTTCCTGTAGGTTTGTTAATTGAACCTACAACTACACCATTTTCATCTCTTCCTGTTCTGATACATTTGTAAACATGATACTCATCTGTCAACACATAGAATCTTGCTTCATACAAATTATTTTTAGCTGTTGCAGGTGTTGTTTTTGTTGCACTGTAATCATGTGAATACTCATCATAAGTTGTTCCTGATGTCCAGTTATATCTTGTTATACCATGAGATACATCTGCTGGGTCAACTTTTTTAAGTGCCAACATGTCTTCCCATGCTTGTATTTCTTCACCGACTCCGTTTGCAGGTGCAGGTGGATTGTTTTCGTCTGGCCAATCGAATGAACGACCTATAAAAACATATGTTGATGAAGCGGATTCACCAAAGTCTTCTTTAAATTGTCTCGCATTATGAACACGAAACTTTTCTGTAATAATTGCTGCCATTTTCTTAATCTCCTCAGATTATTTATTTTTTCTGTAATACTATTTATGCAGTTGCCGACTTGACATATGCATTAAATGTTAAATTAGTTCGTAAATTTTTATGATTATCATATTCTGATACATAGAACTTAGGATAGTAATGTTCTAAATCTGATATTCTCAAACCTTCTTTTATTGATTCTTCCATCAATACACTTCCTGAATTATCTTCCATTAAGATGTCATCATTATTCGTTTCATCTTTCATATGATAAGTAATTCTGTAAGTGTTCTGTTCACTAATTGTATTTATAGTGTTAAATCGAGACCCTAAAGGAACGAAACTGACTATGCCATTTTCTGAGTTCTCTTCATCAATTAGTGTGTCTCCATCTTCCATACAGATTCTTTCATTCTCTTCTGTTCGAAGATATTTTCCTGCCAACTCTATAGACCTTTCAGTCGTAAAGTAATGAACAGGTTCATCTGTAGTTGCACTTTCTAGTCTGAATATACTTCCGTCTTCCATTGTGAAGACATCACCAAAGTCACCTTTGACTCGTGCATCTTTATCAGGTTCCATTCTTACTACACAAACTTCTTCTTCTAATTCAATAAGTCCACCATCTTCAAGTATTAGTTGTTCATCAACTAGTGAACCAAGTTGGAAGATTTTACCTTGGTCTGCAGGTCTTCTCTCTGGACTTCTTACTAAGTAATCGTGGTCCGAAGAATCTAATGATAATGCAGTTGGTATTCCGTCATGTGAACCCTTTGCATGATTTGTTATCTTATTAGCAAAAGAATCAATAAAGGTTATGTTTATATGTCTTGCCCTATGTGAAGTATCATAGAATTCTGAATGGGCACCTAAATCTTGTCCTGCTGGGTTTGTGGTGTCTGTTGTATTTAAGATACCATAAGTACCAATATTAATTCCTGGAATACCTGCTTCCATTAATTGCAACATAGCACCAGAAGCTGTGACTTCACTATCTGTAGTCCAAAGATTTACAACTCTTGTAGAATTCGAAAACGCATTTGGAACTGCAATACCAACATCTAAGTTCATTATAAGTGTTGGTCTAAATCTAAACTGTTCGTCTGCAACTGTATTAATAGATGAATTAATTGCAACTTCACCGAAGAAAATATGTCCTGCTGGGTGAAGTAAATCTTTTAGTACACTTCTCCAACTGTTGATTGATTCACCAACCTTAACTACATATGAATGTGTTTGATAGTATACACCATCTTGTATGTTCGATGCATCTGCATCTAATGTTCCTTTATCACCCAATAATGCTTCGTTTACTGTTCCTTCTCCAGCAAATTTACCTCTTCCTGAAATTGGGTCTGATTTAAATACTGTAAACTTATCAACTGTATTGTATTTGACTACTTCACCTTCTAAGAATTCACCTGATAAATTAGTATATGTTAATATTTGTCTTGCTGTATTATAACTAACAACTTCTGCAGTTGTTCCTGAAGTTGCACCTGTAAGGACCAAATCACGATTAAGTGTTCCAGTTGGAGTAGAAATCATCATAGGATAATGTGATGATGATGAAACGACACCATCTGAGTCAAAGTTATAACCTTGACCTATAATGTTAATTGATTCTGCACCACCAATATCATCTGAATATGCAAGAAGTTTAGCACCTGTTCCTGATGCAACTACCTGTTTTCTATTTACTCTTTCAACACCTGAAAGTTGACCTACTATCTGTTCATTATCTTGGAATTCACCCACATCTGTATGAGTTCTTTTTACAACAATTCTTTTGTTTGGTATGTCTAATCTGACAACTGTTGCAGTTGCACCTGATACTGTACCTGTTATTACTTCATCAACTAAGAAGTCACTTACAGAATCAAAATATAAATAACCACCTGGGAAAATTACTGGTACAGAAGTATATCCTACACCACCATTTTTAATCTCAACTTCTCTAATTCTTCCGTCATCTTTTACAATAGTTCCACTGTCATCGTATGCATCATATGTTATTGGTTTGCCTGTCTCATGCAATAATTTATTACTTTCAGTATGGATTTCAATCCTATCATTAAGGGATAAAGGACTTGCAAATACGACTCTATCATTTGTTGCAATGTAGAGAGAACCATCACCTGGGTCTACTTGTAATAATCCATTTTTGAAAACCTTTACTGTATGGTCATTGAAGAATACATATCTTCCGTTTATATCTTTAACTCCAGGTCCACCACATACTGCTTGTCCAGCATCTGCAATAAATTCAAATTGACCCCAAAGTGTGGCATTCTCTAATATGATTTCATCACCAGTTGCACCGATAACTCCTTCGGCACCATTACCACCTGAATTGGTTTCATCAAATATGACTAAGTCTCCTGCCTCATAGTTGATACCACCATGTTCGATGATAATCTCTTTGACTCCACCGTCTGATAAACCATCGACTCTAGCAGAAGAATCTACGACTCCTGCATCATCTTTACTTGCAGTAAAAATTACGGTGTCATTCATTGTATACAGAGAACCTATTGTAGATTTCTCCATAAGAATACCTGAACCGTCTTCTGCTAAGATGATACCATTATCATTATGTTCTATGTAAGTGGATGAACCACTATCTGTATTGATTGCAGTATTAACACCTGCTATAGTTCCTATGTACGATGTAATACCATCTCTATCTAAAACTTGAACACTAGTATTCTCTATAAAAGTTCCATAGTGATTTCTGGTTATACTACAAGAATATACATCTGGAGCAAGTGTATTGATTCTTTCTATATTTGCTTCTGCAAGTATAGTTTTTCCGTCTACATCAAAATAAGTTATCTTATCTGTTTCTGCAGGCACCTTTTCACTAGGCATTTTAAGAACCAATCTTCTTTCTTCACTGTAATCAGATTCAGATATGTAAATTGTCTCTTTATCAGGATATCTAACTTCAGCATCCTGAGCATATAAGAGTCTCATTAAGAATTTAATTGACTCTTCACTTCCTTTCTTCTGATACAAATCAGAAATGTTTTTAATTGTTAACCTTTTATTTTTTAACTTTGATAAGTCAATAGAAGGTAAGAAGTCTTTCTGGAAGTAAGAAAGAAATTCTTCTGTTGTATGGTCGATATCAGAGTAATCTAATAATCGATTGTTTGCAAGTATAGAGTTTTCTGTATATTTTTCAACAATTGCAGTTTGCAAACTATTTCTACCTTCAACAGTTTCATCTTTTGAGAAACCATTTCCTGATACTGTAGAAATGTAAAGTTTGTTGCCATTGATGACATCTATTCTTGCAATAGAACCGTTTTCTTTTCCGTAAATGTATTCACCAACTTCTAAAGGGTCAGCATTTTTATTCGGATTAGTTGCATTCGATTCATTAATAATCTTTGATGTGTTTTCATCAGGAGACGGTGAGACGGTCGCAATCTCTACAAGTAGAGAACCTTGACCGTCTTCTAAAGCAATACCGTCTAAATCGCTTTGTGATTTAAGAGTTAAACACTCTTTCTCTAAGAATTCAAAATATGCAGATAAAAACGCCGAAAAGGCAGGTGCATCTTCTCTTACATGTTCTGGTAAGATTGTATGCAGTCTTTGTGTTATTTTATCCGATGATAATGATTCGTGAGACATTTAGTTTACTCTTATGTTAATGTACAACCATTGTTTGCAACAACAAACCATGCGGCACCATTCCACATACAGATACAACCTTCACCCTTTGCATCAAGTGTGATTTGTTCTGTTGTGTCATTTGTAGGTGAACCACCATACGCTGCAACAGTAATAGCGGCTGAACCACCACTACCCATTCCAGAACACGCGATTAACATCAATTGTCCAGTTTGTGTACCAGAACCTAAATCGAAAACGACTTTTGAACTGAATCCACTACCGTTTATGATATTAGTGAACTGATTTTGCAAAGTTGAACTAGTTGCCGTATGTGTGACAATATCATCTACTGCTAAATGAGTAGGAATATTTTCAAACAATTGACCAATAGTCATTTTTTTGTTGACAGGTGTTCCACCTGGGTTTTCAACGATGTGTAGTAAATCATCAGCACCAATTGCTGAATCTGATACTGCTGATAATGCTGATATTTTTTTATCTGCCATTTTATTTCTCCTTTTTTATATAATCCAAATTAATGGGAAACTACTCGCGGGACTCGCGACCACTTTATTCATAATGAATACCTTAATATGCAGAACTAGATGTTGATTTAAAACCAACCCCAGCACTACTCTCACCACTTGCGATGGTGTCTATTTCACCCTTAATCGTGACATCGGCAGAAGAGATGTCTACTAGAGAACCTCTTGTTGCCACTACATCGTAGCTGTCAGGAATAATTGTGAAATCAATCGTTGTATTAGTGTTTACTGTTGAGGTAACCATCAATGCATTGATTGTAATTTTGCCTGTAGTGTAATCTACTGTTCCTGCAGTAGTATCACTATAGATTCTTGTTGAACCAGATAGGTAGTATCTTCTTAGATTACCACTACCATCGTCATCAAAATATTGTGTGTTTACAGAATCACCTGTGACCGTAAATCCTGTAGAACTTAAAATTCCACCCAAAGCTTTATTGTATTCTTGATTTGGGTGATAGAAAGGATTACCAAAGTCATTTGTGTAACCAATCTTTTTGTTTATGGTCATAGATGTTGCTTTCTTCAATCTTATGTTTGTTATATTAGATAAAATCGATGTGTCTGTAGCATCGATATCTCTGACTAAATTTGAATGTCTGAATATACTATCGAAGTTAGCAAGATTTTCGTTATCGTAATTATTTATTGTTGTATTAACTAACTGTTCTAACTCACCTTTCGAAAGTGTTGTAAAATTATTGTTGTATTTAAATATTGATGAGATAAGAATCTTAATAATCTCTGGATTTACAATCTCAGGTCTTACAGTCACCATATTCAATGCATTTAGTTTTCTAATAACTTCTGACTTCTCTACTTCTGTTAAGTAGTCTGAGTTCTTAGGTTTGATTGCAAGAAATACTTTTCCGTATTCTGGTGGATTATTATCTTCACCACCCCATACTGCAACTGCGTCTGCATTCGGATAATACTCTGATACTTTTGCTTTGTAGTCATTCAATGTGACTAGTCTGTTTTGAGATGTAAAGAATTTATTTGCTTTAAACTTGATTGATTCGATTGATTCTTTCTCTGCACCACCAGTCGCTGGTGTTGTTGTAGTAATAACGGAATCTGAATAACCATTTATTGCAGTGATTTGAGTAAAGTTTTTTGCACCATCGGCGTGGTCTGCATCAACTACAATATAAGTCACCGTGATTATATCACCATCTAACAATTCTGTTCCTAATACACCATCACCAAAATAGATTTCTAAATATCCTTCTTCATTTTCTTGTGTATAGTAGACTTTAGATGTTGTTGATATGGTTGAAATGTCTGTAGATAAAGCAAAGGTCTCTGAAACACCTGCAGAGTTGACTACTAATGATAATTTACTTCTATCAACTCTCTCATTGGATAAAACAAACTTTGCATTCTTAATTTGTCTGTCATAGACAAAAGAATCAACCATGTATGTACCTTGTGATATCTCAACACCTGAATAGTTGAAGGTAGTACCATTTTGAGTTGGTTTATTTGTATCTGTAGTCACAAAGTCATATGATACACCATCAAAAACTGTTTGAAAAACATGTCCTCTAGGAATAGTCATATCTGAAAGTGTAGGGAAAGTTCCGTCTGCATTCACAACATTGTTAAGTGCAATATCTAAGAGAGCAGATGATACCTTTTCAGATGCAGGTGTAAAACCTAAATCCTTGGCACGAGATACTACATTCTTTCTAATTTGGGCAGAATCTAAAAAGAGTTCTGACGCTGCAATATTAGTATTGACTGCACCAATGTGTGATGAGTATGCAAGTAGGTCAATCAATGTTGACATTGTTGAACCTTCGAAGTTATAATCTTTTAACTTCTCTTGTCCTTTAAGATATGCTTTTAGGTTATCTGAGATTGCATCGAAATCTAATTCTGTAATGTTTATTTGTGAACTCTTTGTTGCCATTATCTTGCCCTTTTAAGTGTCATGTTGACTTCTTGATTCGGCATACCATTCAAAATTGTATAATTTATTGTGATGTGCAAATCATTATTTCTTTTTATTGTGAATTGAGGTATTACATTTGAAACTCTTGGTTCAAAATCCTCAATAACTTCTTTAATTTTCATTTGTGCAGTTTTGACTCTTCTTTCAGTGTTAAGTGCAAACAACAAGTCTCTCATTCCACCAGCAAGAGCAGGTTTGAATGGTCTTTCATAGTAATTCGTCAACATGATATTCTTAATTGACTGTTTGATTGCATCTGAGTCTTTCTTAATTGTTAAATCACCTGTTATAGGGTGTGCAGTAAAGTTCATGTCTAAATCTGCATAAACTTCCTTCGCTGCTACATTCTTTCCTTGTGATTTTAAATCTGCCATATATCTATTTATACTCCCTATTTACCTTTTACTGAAGTATATTTACCTGCACTTGAACCACCTTTGATAGTTGTTTCATGTTTGTGGGTTGCAAGTGTTATTCCATTTCCAGCATCTGTTGATACATCACCAACTGCGTCAATTGTAGAATCATTTGTTTGGGCACCAGTGACATGAAGTGTTCCTGTGACTGTAGTATCTGATATAATCTCTGTTGTATTATTACCTGTTATTGTTATCTTGCCTTCTGATAATACATCTGTTGTTCCTTTAAGAATATCTGCTTTAAGATTGCCTTCTGTTATCTCAGAAGTCACATCTCCTTTTAAAACTTTAAGGTCTACATTTCCTGTATCGATTGTTATATTTACATTACCATGTCCTACTTGTAAGTCTGCGTTACCAGCAATATACACTTTGTCATCTTTGAGTATTGCAGTATAGTTATTGTTTACTATTCTTGTGACTTCTGAACCGTCTGCATGAATCTCATGGAAGGTTCCTGACCTATGATGAACATTTATTCTTTCTGATTTTGGGGTGTCATCAATTTCAAAAACATGGCCGGCCTCGGTTTGCAAAACCTTATTGTAAGGATATACAGGTTTTGCTTGGACATCCACAAAATCTCCTAGAATCTTTTGTGTTTGTGGGTGAACCATACCACCATTTATTGCATGGTCTAAAACTCCACCTCTTGCAATAGAAGATAAATCTGATTCTTCCGTATATAAAGGATAGTAAGGCAACATATCTGCAGTCACCTCTAATTCTGTTATAGTAGAACCTGTATTATCATAATTGATTGAAAGTTCTTTTGGTGTTTTTGGTGCAGTGTCTATTGCAGTTGATAAACCATGTGAACGATTTGGTGCTTGTTCAGGATTCGGTCCGTCTGGAGTATCTTTATACTCATCAACAGTTAATCTTCTAGGGTCATTGAATCCTTTTTCAATATTTCTGTTTAGTAATTCATCTTTAGTTGTTTCTTTATAACCTTTCTGAGGAATACCAGCAGACACATGAGTTATAACAGGGTCTTGTCTAGTTTTACCATCTCTGAAGAATCCAAAAACTGTAGAACCCTCAATAAGTCCATGTTGAGTTCCTATTCCAGATAATCCTGCAGTTGTTGTTGGTAATAAAACTTGTGCCCACGGCAGGTCAGGAGTTGCGATGTATTGTTTGTTTTCGGAATGAATACCGTGTATTCTTACACGAACTCTTCCTACCTTTAAAGGGTCTTGTCTATCTTCAACTATTCCATAAAATGTTATCATGCTTCTCTCGGTGTTGCAGTATTGTCTAGTGGTGTTGCAGTTTCTACTTTCTGCATGTAAGATTCTTTAACACATTCCATTGTCATTGTACCTGTCAATTGTTGTGGGTCACCAGTTATTTTTAAATCTGTTATAAGATATCTATCATCGTTTAATTTATCTGATGTATCTTGTTCTGAAGTTGGTTCCGCAGCAGGAAGTGATATTTGAACAATTTGTCCTACATTCATATCAGTTCTTAGAGGAACAGTCACAACTATTCGATGTTGATTCAATATTTCAAGAAGTGCATTTCTTTCTAGTGTCGCATTGTCTCTATTTTCCTTTCCTCTGAAAAGTTCTTGAGCAGTCAAATCCTCATTGTCATCATATGAGTGTCTCATATCACTTGCCTCAATGAAAAACGCGTTAAAATGCTGGTTTGGAGGTAAGTCAACATCTACTTCTGAATATGATGGTGGTTCTCCTTCACCCACTGCGTTTTCTACTGTAAATGTATACTCATATTCACCATTATGAATCATAGGAAAACCAGATAGATGTTTACCTCTTTTAAATGTTTCTTCCATATCATAAACTTCTTCTGATTCTAATTTACGCAAAGGGTCATATACTTTCATGTGGGATGCATAAGCACCTCTGACTGTACCTCTTAATGTATCAAACATTTGTGGTTTTCTATACTTTAGAATCTGACTATTCAAACCACCAGGAGCATTTAAGTCCATATCTTCTGTTGGGGATGAATTTCTAGGTTTCATAGTGAATGCAACAGGAAATTCTTGTGAAAACATTTCATCAATCGATTTAAATCTAAACCCACCATTTAATGTTTGAAAGAAGAACATAGCATTTCTATAATTAGTATCACCACCTATATTTGCCTCTTTGACACAATAGTCTATGATGTTATTTGTAGTCCAGTTAGGAACTATGAATTGAAAATTGTCTGGTTTGGTTTCTTCCCAATGGTCGAATTCTTCCATAGGAATCTTTGCTTCATTTACAAGAACATTCTCTAACATGTCATCATAAGAACCTCTTAATGTTCTACTCAATCTAGTTCTTTGTAGATTAAATAACCTAGGTTCACATAAACTCAATATGTATGATTGAATCTTTTCTCCTTCTCTGGAAATATTGTCTGCTTTAAATACTCTGAATGTTTTATCAATACTATACATTGCATCTGCAGTATCACCCATACCTTCTTTTTGTTTGATTGATATACGAATGAATTCTTGTCCTGTAAACCGATAGTTCTTTAATAGATTAAGACCATCAACAATACCCACAACAGCAGATGAAAATTTTCTATGTATACTTTCAGTCAAAGAAAACTCACCAACAACTCCTGAGATATCTAAAGTCTCACCGAATTGATTGACTAGTGCTAGAGATTCTACTAGGAATTCTCCTTGTTTTAAAGTGCTCATATTATGATGCCATTACTTTTTCGAATTCTGATACAACTCTTCTTATATATTCAGGTCTTATAACCTTTATCTTTCTTGCTTTCTCATTCATCTCATAGTCATGTGTATAGTAAGTCACTGGTGAAAAACCTGTTGAGAATGTGTTTCTTTTAAAACCTTCTGAGTTAACATAATGGTCAACACCATCAGAACCGTTTTGAACTGATGATACGGTGAATGATTTACCACTCACTTTACCTGTGACTACATCGTTTGCATTCCAAGTTCCACCTGCAACACCAATTCTATTAAATGTGGGTTGAACTGATATAACATTACCTTTTTGTGTTCCTGTTTCAATTATTTCTCCCAACAACCATTTACCTGTTGAACTTACTATGTCTGTTGAGTTAGTTGAAGTCAACCAATATTCAGGATACATTTCTTTCATGTTATTTTCAAATGTGGTTTGGTCTTTATACCATTGATAATAATTATCCATTTCATTGACTAAGAAAAATGTCCAATGTAAATCACTATCACCATATAATCTATCTGCAACAACATCTGGTCTCTCACCGTCTTGTATTTCATAAAATGTGTATGAGATTACACTGTTAACAGATTCCTGTTCTATTGTAGACTTTCTAAAGAAGTCTTTAATGGTGACAATCTTACCTGTCGATAAAGTATATTGTATTTCTGGAAAGTTTTTAAATAATTGATTTGACATATTTTACCTTATGGATTTTTCTTTTTCGATTTAGAATCTTTTATTGCTTGTTCACCCGCTGTACCTGCAGCCATATTGGCGTCTCTAGCATCAGCGTCTGATGCATTTTCATCAATAATACTAGGCATAGATTTAAGACCTGATTCTGCACCTCTTTTGTTTGCAGTAATTTCTTGATAAGATTCTTGTGTAAGTATTTTAAGTTCTTTAAATCCTAAATCCATTTTAATACTTGTTGGTTGTCCTTCTTTAAAGAAGGTCATAGAAGTTGAGTCTCCCTCATAAGTGACTTTGCAACTCTCTAAAACCATAGGAAGATATCCGTCAACTTTACCTGCAATCGGTCCTTCTAACTCTGCTTTCCATGTATTGGGATAGTTAAAGAATCCTTCTGCATCTGATGACGCTGCACCCAATGCCGGATATGTATCAGGTAACATTGCAGTTTTAAAATAATAGATAATATCATTTATCATATCTGCCTCTTTTTCAGAACTTGGTGACATAGTGTAAGAAAATGATAATGTTCTAAAGTCAACACCTTCTAATGACATTTCTTGCATAGGGTTAACTGCCTTACCTTGCATAATAAACATTGCATTACCTGTCATACTGTTCAAAAGTTTTGACGCTGCTTGTGATAACCCTTGAATCATACCAGTAATAAATCCTGTTCCACCTTGTGCCGCTCCTCTTGCAAGTGAACCAACATCTTTTGCGGAATACTTAACAGAAGCCTCTTGTTCTAGTGTCAAAGGAATATGTAATGCAATCTGAACTTGTCCGTCTGCTGTATTCATAAGAGATGCTCTATTATCATCTGCACCCATGACCATACCGTCTGTTTCTCTTCTTTGACGATTGACTCTTGAACGACTTGTGAATACTATGTAGTTATCATGTTCTTCTTCATACGGATATTGAAGTTCAATTAACTGTCCGTCTGGAGACTTCTTTGCCTTGTTCTTTGATTTGTTATTTGCATTCAAAGACTTCTGTAATGATGCTTTTCTTTTATCTAAAGTCTGTTTTGCAATTTCTGCCTGTGCTTCTAACTCGTTAGAGTTGATTACTGAAGTATAATTAATCTGAGATAGTTTGGATTTGATTCCTTTTGCACTAGAAATAGCAGATTTTGCTTTATTTACTTTACTTAAAATTTTGTTAATATTGGGCATATAAATATCCTTAAACGAGTTATATACATCTATTTATGTCATACAGTGGTAAGTTCAAACCAAAGAATTACAAAAAATACAAAGGAGACCCAACAAAAATCTTCTATCGTTCGCTTTGGGAGCGCAGATTCATGGTTTATTGCGATAATAACGAAAATGTCATTGAATGGGGTAGTGAAGAAGTCGTAATTCCTTATAAATCACCTTTAGACAAGAGAGTTCATCGCTATTTCCCCGATTTTTACATAAAATATGTAAATTCTGTTGGTCAAACAGTAAGAGAAGTGATTGAAGTCAAACCAAAGAGACAATTACTGCCTCCGAAACCCCCAAAACGACAAACTAAGAGATATCTCAATGAAGTTGCTACATATGCCGTAAATCAAGCGAAATTTAAAGCAGCGGAATCATTTTGTAAAGAAAGAAGACTAAAATTTCGCATTTTAACTGAAGACCATCTTACATAATACATAAATAGTATGTATGTTAGACTTACTTGATAAAATTCAAAATGAATCTCCTTTGGAAAATGCTCAAAGGAGTAGAGAGAGTCTTGAATGGTTTAAAGGAAGACTTAGAAAGATAAGACAACCAGTGAACAAACTACTAACTGATGATGATTTTCCTATAGTTAAAAGACCAGAGTTGGGCAGAATGTATATGTATCTTTATGATGCAAAATACCAAGATTTGATGCCTTATTGGGATAAATTCCCACTCACTATTGTATTTGATTTACTTGCAGATGGTTTTATGGGCATAAATTTACATTACATTGCACCAAGATATAGAACTGCATTACTTTTGAGTCTTTATGAGATTGCAATTGATAACGATAACGATGAAGAACAAAGAGTTCTACTATCTTATCAATTAATTAAGTCTGTTTCAGGTCTTAAATATGCAAAACCATGTGTAAAGAGATATCTTTACGGTCATATCAACTCCAGAATAGCAGAAGTTCCTATGGATAATTGGGACATGATGGCAATGTTGCCCTCACAAAAATTTAATGTAAACGCAAACACTGTATATGCAGAAAGTAGAGAGAAATTTTAATGGATATTAATAAGATAAAAGGCAATTTCGATTCAGGTGCGATGAACAATAGATTCGCAGTTAACATGTTCGGACCTGGTGGTATAAAGTTAGAAGGAATTAGATGTGAATCTGCAACACTTCCTGGTAGAACTTTGACAACAAAAGATTTTGCAACGACAGGAACAATAACAAAGAAAGTCACACAAGTGAATAATACAAACGAAGTAGATTTCTCATTTGTATGTGATTCAAGTTTCTTTGATAGATATATCATTGAAGCATGGCAATCTTCTATCTTCACAGCAGAAGATGGAAATAGTATCAAACCAATTTTCAAATATCCAAAAGAATACTATGGTACAATAGAAGTAGACCAATTTAGAAGAGACGATTCAGAAGCATTAAAATACAAATTCTATGATGCATTTCCAGTCTCTTACGAACCAATGACACTAACAATGGGTGATAGTGCATTATTAAAATTTTCATGCAAATTTGCATTTAAAACATTTGATACTGAATATGGGGATGCCCCCAAACTTTCGGTACTAAATAAAGGAAGACGATATCTTGATTTAGCAAGAGAAAGTCTTACAGTTGCTAGTCGATACAACAATAAATCTAAAAGTATGTTAGGGAAACTTAATAACTTAGATTCAGCGGGGTCAAGACTAAGCAATTTACTAGGTGGTGGCATCTAGTAATAACATTATGGAGTAAATTATGGGATTACCAATCCAATCAGCACCGACATATAAAACGGTGCTACCAAGTAATGGTCGTGAAATAAAGTTTCGACCTTTTCTTGTTAAAGAACAAAAGGTATTGATGTTGGCAAAAGAGGGTGAAGATAAAACTGAATCCCTTGAAGCCGTTAAAAACATGATTAATGATGTAACCTTTGGAGAGATTGATGCGAATGATTTAGCAATGATAGACCTTGAATGGTTGTTCATTCAAATTCGTACAAAATCTGTTGGTGAAAGTGCAACTGTTAAAATGAAATGTCTGGAAGATGACTGTTCAGGAACAGGTGAGGCTTTTATCAATTTCGAAGAAGTAGAAGTTAAGGGGGAAATTCTTGACAATACTATAATGGTTAGTGATGATGTTGGAGTAGTTTTGAGATTACTCAAAGTAGAAGACACAAAAGATGTACAAGATATGCCTGAAAACGAGGTAATATTTTATCTATTGAATAAATCTATAGATAGAATCTTTGATGCAGAAAGTGTCTATGAGAGAACTGATATTAGTGACGCAGATGTAGATGAGTTTATTGAAAACTTAACCTTTGCACAACTAGGACAATTATCGGAATACTTTGAGAAAACTCCTAAACTGACAAAAGAAGTAAGTTTCAAATGTGAAATTTGCGGAACTCAACAGAGTAGAGTTTTAGAAGGATTACAAAATTTTTTCTAATAGCCCTTTCTCACGAGTCGGTGTTTAATTATTATAACACCAACTTTCAGTTGATGCAACATCATAATTATTCATTATCAGAGTTAGAGGATATGATGCCGTGGGAGAGGGAGATTTATACGAGTCTTCTCTTAAACTACTTAGAACAGGAAAAACAGAGACAGAAAAGTAAACAACAATAATCTTTATTATGTATGCCGTGATTAACAATATGGAGTTATAAAATGGCAGAAGAAATAAAAGACATGTCAAGCAATGAGGTGGAGATTGATTTAGATAAGTACATGGCACTTATCGAAAAACTTGACGAACAGGAAGATGTAATCCGAGAAATGAAGGAAGATGCCATCAAGGCAAAACGAGGATTAGAACCACCAAAAAGAAAGTTTATAGACTTGTTCTTAGATGACAATGACCTGAATGAGAAAGCAATCATAGGATTCATCTCATTCTTTTTAATGATGTGTTTCGGTATAACAGACTTAGTCACAGCACTAGTTTGGGATATAGACTTAAAAGTCTCTGAAACAATCTATACATCATTTGTAGTAGTCACACTAGGTGCATTTGGAATATCTGAAGCAGGAAAAGCATTCGGTAAATAAAGGAAAATTAAATGGCAGACGAAGAGATAAAAAAGGTTCGTAAACAGATTTTAGACGAACTCAAACAGGCACAAAAAGAAGAGAAAAAAATTCGTGCAGAGTTTAATTCAGAACTTGAAGAGTCTACTGTAGGAACAACTAAAGAATTTAAGAATGTTATTTCTAGTCTCGCTAAAACAAGACCAGAGGCAGCTAAAATTGTTTCTGAGTTTAAAGGGTTGTCTGCCGATACATTTAAAGGTGCCGTTCTTAATAGAGACCTTATTAAAGGTATGTCTGCTGCTACTGAGATGGCAGAAAAGGGTTGGAGTAATCTAACTGAAGAACAACAAGACATTCTATCAGATGTATTTGGTGGACAAGTTGCAAGAATGCAAGGTCTTGAAAGAGAAGAAGAGAAATTTACTAAACTCAGAAAAGACGCTTTAATATCACAATCACAAACTCAACAAAAGATTACTGACTTAGATAAACTAATGGCAGACGAGAAATCTTCAGGTCTTGCCGATGCTATGAAAGCAGTAAAAGATGCAGAAAAGTTGGCCGCAGAAAATGAGAATCAAGCACAAGACTTTAAACTCCAGGCAAAAATAGAACAGGCTAAAAATGCTCTTGCAGACGAAGAAGCAAACCAAGACAAAATATTACAAGAAAAGTATAAGGGTCAACAAGACCTATTGTCTAAAGAAATGGCAGATAAAACTTTCTTTGTCACCGAACATGAAAAATCATTGTCTTCAATTGCACAACACCAAGAGAATGCTTCAAAAGAACTTAAAGCATCTATTGATAAATCTAAAGAAGAACAGATGCAAGGACTTTCAAATTTCTCTGATGGTTTTAAAGAACTTGTTGGTTTTGATATTATGGGAACATTCGATGGTGCAACTAAAAAGTTAAATGCACTAGGTAAAGTTTTCGGTGGAGACGGAGTCTTAGGTGATAAGATTATGGGTAATCTTGGAAGAGTAATGCAAGATGCAGGAAAGGGGATTGGAAAAGCTGCAGGAAGTCTTAAAAAATCTTTGGGGTCTATGCTTTCAGGAGGCATGACTGCTCTTCGAGGTGCTTTCACGGCAATAGGTACAGGACTCGCAGCTGCGGGAACTGCCTTAATGGCAACACTAACCGCATTCGCTGCTGGTGCCGCTGCATTCATAAGTGGTTTAGCTATGACTGCAGGTGGTCTATTACTTGCCGCTGCACCGTACATACTTGCAGGAATAGCGATTGTTGGTTTAGTCATGGCAGGTATGAAACTATATGAAGAGTCTGAAGGATTCAAGGCAGCGGTCGATACAGTTATAGGTTACTTCATAGATATTAAAGACTCTATCTTTACAATCTTTGGTGGATTCTTTGACTTCTGGAAAGGTCTATTTACAGGAGACTTCGACATGATGTTCGGTGGTCTTAAAGATATGTTTGGTGGTATTTGGGATTTAATAAAGGCACCATTTAAAGCAATCGGCAACTTCTTTAAGGATGTCTTCGGCATTGACATTGGTAAGTTTATAAAAGACATGGCAAAGAAACTGTTACCAGATTGGGCAGTCAATATGATATTTGGTAAAGACGATGAAGCCGAAATGGAATCAGGTGAAGAACCATTAAAAGAAAGAGATAAGTCCAAAGAAGCAAAACAAGAGCAAAGTCTGATGAGTGCTGAAGAATCTGGATTGTATGAGAAGGTTGGAATGTTTGGTAAGAGTCAAGTAAACAAAGACATGATTATCACTGCACCTAATAATCAATTGAATGCAATTCTTGCTGATGATGATATTGCCGATGAATCTAAAGAACTAATTGAGAAAGAACTAGAGGCAAGAAAATCAATCATTGCAGATTATAACGAAGCAAAAACAACTCTTGCAAAAGGTGAGACAACCTTAGAAGATGGTTCTGATGCAGAATTAGTCATGGAGATTGCAGAAGATGAAATGGCAAAGAGAAGAGGTCAAGAAATAGAACAAGCAACACAAGATGCAAGACCAGATGTAAATGCAGCGGCCGAGGCAGTTGCACAAGTTGTTCAACAGAATAATAATAACTCTTCTACTAATGTTTTAGTTCGTAAGGATACTGCTAGAGACGAGAATGATAGATACTATGACGATATCATGGCAGGAGTTTAATCCAACTTATCGTAATGTTTCTCTTTACGAGGAATGATTTTTGTTTTGTCTTTATGCATCTGAGTAGATGCGTGTGAAGGTGTTTCTTTTCGAACCTTTATTTCTGGTTTCTTTTTACCAAATATAAGTTCCCAACCGTCAGCATAGGCATCTTCGTTAGAGTTCCTTCTCTTAGAACCTTTTCCCCCATGCCACTGATTCATTATCTTGGTCTATAACCTTTTTGTGAAGCCCTTTTTGCATCAAGTTTCTTTCGTCTTTTGATGTCTTGATTTCTTTGATTCTTTGTATCGTTAGGTTTCTCATGATATTGTCTATCACGAACCTCTTGAACTATACCTGCCCTCTCACATTGTTTCTTAAATCTCCTAAGCATTCTATCGAAAGGTTCTTCTTGTCGATTCTTAGGGTTGATTTTCGGTCTCACTTCTGGCATAATTCTCCTGTTTTAAAAAAATGTATAGTTGCCCCACGCTTTACAGCATCCCGCTCTATACCGATTATTCCGCTATTCGCCAATAATCTTTCCCTTACTTGGTGCCCCCATTTTTGTCCACGGTCCAAGTCTGCCCTTGTTCTTGCATCACTTATACATAATATAAACACAAGGGCACCCAACTCAAAGATTAACTGTCTTCAGCTAATCTTTTGAAGTAATCCATCGCGTCGTCACCTTCACTTGATTGTGCGGAAGTTGATTCTGCTGATGCGATTACAGGTTCAGTTGCAACACTTTCAGTATTAACATTTGACCATGGCACTTCTTCCTGGTCTTCTGCAATACTTTCTGCCGTGCTACCTGATACTGCACCTGATAGGCCTAAGACTCTATCAAGTTTCTCTTTGAGTTCGTCATAAGACTTGAACTCATCTGGAGAGATTACTTCGCTTAAAGAATGAACTAAACTAAATGTAGAGTTAATCATTGCTTCGTCACCTAATGGTGAAGTTGCATCGAACTCTGATTTGTCATAGTTCCAGTAACCATCAACTTTTCTGATTTTGATTTTAAAGTTTGCACCTTCTGTCATATCAAATGGGTTGATTGCACTTTCATCTTCAAATGCTGGAGAGATTGCCTCTTTGAGTTGTTCAAAGATTTTCTTTCCAAATCTGTATTTGAAAACTTTGCCTTCATTGTCTGGATTTTTAGGGTCTGAAACAACATAAACATTTGAGACATAGTGAAGTCTACGCTTCTGCTTTCTCGCCTGTTCTTTATTTGCTTCGATACCTGAATTCCACAATGTAGTATTGTATTCAGACACAGGGTCTTTTTTATTAAGAGTCGTTAAAGACTTCTCAATATACCACCCACCAGGTCCTTGAAAACCATGGTCCCAATATGAAACCCACGGCATTTCTTCGCCTTCTGGAGTTGGTAAAAAACGAACTACTGCATAACCATTACCTGATTTATCAAGTTCTGGTTTCCACATAGTATCGTCATTGTAGGATTTTTTCTCACCTTGAGCTGGTGATGCGGTTTCCATGGCCGCTCTGAGCTTATCTAATGATGCTGACATTGTATTCTCCTATTGTATTCGTATAACATTGTATTTGCATTTTATCAATCAGTACAAACCTATGCACTGACTAGTCCATTATAAGACCTACATAGTGTCCTGTCAACCAGGTTTTCTGTAAAACTTATAAAGTCCTGGGTATATTTATACCCAAAATTGGTACTACTCACACAAATCTATTAATAATGATTTGTATTTCACTCGGTTGAATTCCACGAATGATTTGTATTTGTTTATTTTGACATGAATTCCAGGATATATTATTCTCTCTGATATTAATCTATCCCAATCTTTAGTAAATCCTATAATCTCATCCATAATACAGAGTGTCTCTAAAGATACTTTCTTTGCCATAAACTCTTTTAAAAGAATAGGGTGTTGTCCGTTCTTAACTTCTAACACCTTCTGAATATTCTTTTTACGAAGTAAATCGTTTACTTCAGTTTCGAACAGATAAGATAACTTTTGATTATTCTTTTTCCATTCTTTGTAAACTTTAACACACTCATCACTCAATAGGTCTCCTGCCCACAAATCCTTTTTAGAAAGGTTTGCAATATAGAAATCTTGTAGTTCGTGTTTATATGTTCTAAACAGTTTACCGAAATGATACTTATCCTTTCGTTTGAGAAAGGACTTTATATCTGCTTTGACTTTGCCATTATACTTAACAAAGTCATAGTCGTTAGAATAGAAGTGTAATTTTATACCAAGGTATAAAGTGTATGCATCATATCCTTCACGACTCGTCATTAAGTAATGATTTTCTTTTCAGGTGGTGTTTGAATTACTGATTCTTCTTTACCAGTGTTTGCAACAGCAGTTTGATGTGCCTCTGCAACCATTTCATTACACTCTGATACGAATACATAAGTTTGTACAACCATAGATTCAGGATTTTCTTTTCCTGTCACTGCGACTCCTTTAGCAAACCCCATACCACCTTCTGGATTCTTAACAATCATTTTCGGATTTTTAAGAGTTAATGGTTCAGTCTTTGCAAGTTCCCCTACATACTCTCCTGTGAAAGTCACAACTGTGACTACATCTCCTTTCTTCATAATATCTCCTATTATTTTTTAGTGTCAAAGAAACCTGATAAGGTTGCTTGACTATTAGTTCCACGATTTACCATATTTAAACCTGTTGCCTCTGCTTCTAACTTCTCCTTTAAGGGTGGAGATAGAAGTCTTTTAGCACTTTCAGGTTCTAACATGTTTTGTTCACATACTTTAAGTATAGCAGACATTACATCTGACTTGCCATAACGACATAGTTTCTCTACTTTTTCTGTAAATTCTTTTTTTGATATCATCTAAATTTCTCCAACTTCGTAAGTTGTATCGAAACCACCTTTTCTCATAGTCCACATATCTTCGTATGAGTCAAGTGTATCTAAATCAATAATAAGGTCATTGATTGCATTTTGTTTATCGTCTGAAAGTTCTTCAATCTCATCTTCAAGGAAAGACATGAACTCTTCTTCTGTGACTCCAATCTCTGTTAACATTTCTGTTTCAACTTCCTTTTGATTAGCAATCTTAGTTTGATGCCATTCGTTTTCTATAAATCTAATTCCCATTTTATACTCCGTATATGTTTCTGTATCGTTTTCTTAAATCAACTAACTCGTCAATGTAGTCTAAAGGATTACATGTGAATAATTGAAATGCATTAAGACCTTCTACTGCAACTAGAGCAACACATTCTTGTATTGCTTGTCCTGTTAACTCTTCTACCATAAGTGCATATGCAGTCATTTGAATAAACCATGGTTTTGCCATGTACTCTTCTTTATACTTACCACTCGTTTTAAAATCTATAATACATAATTGTTCATCAAAGATACCGACACAATCAACACGACCTGCCATTTGCAGATTTGGTGAGAACAAAGGTGCCTCTAAAGCAAGAGGTATGATTTCATCTAATACAGGTTGCATTGCATTGAACATGCCTCGTTGTAAATCATTCTCTATAATAATATCTTTTTCAGCACGAAGATAGTCTTCTACTAATTGGTGGAAGTTTGTTCCTCGTTTTGTTGCTGATGCTGTAATCTTGTTTGCAGTCTCTTCACCTACTCGTTTTCTCCAGAGTTTGATGTGTTCCCTATTTAAAAGACCTGTGACTGTTGTGACTGAAGGATACTTTTCTTCCATGCCCTCGAACTGATACATTCTTTTACCGTCTTCACTTACGGTCTTTGCTTGTAGATTTTCTAAATCTGTTATTTCTATAAAATTTTGCATTTGTTTATACATTATACACCTATTTCTTTGTTTTGGATAGTCTGTTTTTGGTTTGAATGTCAACATGTTTATTGACTATCTCTCTGGTCTTAATATCTTTTGCAGTTTGAACACCAGAAATTTTATCTGCCATTGGTGAGAGTTTGTGACCAGATGCAATCTTATTCAGAACATCTTTAAATCCTTGGTCTGTCTTAACTCTATCTCCATGACCACCGACAATACTTGGTGTTCCTAATATTACTTGTTTGAGGTGTGGGTTGTCTAACTTGAACTGGTCAAGTTTAGTATATGACATTGAATGTTCTTCAATCTCACTTGTTTCATTATTTAAAAAATCATATAGAGGCATAATTAACTCATCATAAATTGTGGAATATCTCGTTGAGTCCACTTTGCGAAATCTTTTTTGTATTCGCGGTAGTATTTATGATATGCCTCAATAGAGTTTCCTGGAACTTTGACATCTTCCGGCATACATTGAGGTGGTTCTGACCAAGTACCCAATGTAATATTATCAGGTAAACAATTAAGAATGTTTCTGAGTTTAGTATCAGTTAGGTGTTCTCTCTCATATCTGTATGTGTACTCATCACACAATGCAGTAAACATATCGAACGCATATTGATATTGAATTGCATTCTCTCTAACCCACCTTGTAGACGGATGATTGATATGTGATGCCTTGTATAAGATATCTTCTCTATCGTAATCTAATCTCCACCTTTGAATTCTACGACCACTAGATGCATCAGTGTATTGTTCACCGTCTAACATTCTATGTGCGGTGGATAACATTTGTGCATACTCGATAATCATTTTAACTACATGTTTATCACAATGTAGTTTTGCACTGACTTCGGGTTCTTCGTGTAGATAAAATAAGTTCATAGTTCTTTAATTTCTTGTAGAATAGATTCTACATTATTCCATGCAAGGTGTCCAACAACATCTTGTGTTATAGGAGTATGATAAGTTATTTCACCTGATTTGTCAACCGTAAAATCTAAGACTGCAAGTTCCCATAATCCATTCTTACCACCATAACTGAAATCGTGTTTTACTACTGAAGCACCATAATCATTATTGAACTTATAACGATGTTGAACACCATTATTAATATAGTCCGTGTTTAAGAGAAACTCTCTATGTTGTTCAATTGGTTTATCATACATTATACTAACTCCTTAATAATACTAACTAATACATTACCGTATTGTGCAAACCACCCTTGTTCTTCTGTTAGTGCAATACCATATTGGTCTGCAATCAGTATTGCAGTATCGGTACCTAAGAATAGATTTCCTGCAAGTGTAAAACCTGCAACACTAATCAATAGAATCATGTGGTCATTTGTCTTAAAACTATGAATCATATATCCTAAACAACCAATCATTATCGTTGATAGACTATAAATCTCCATGTGAAAGTTCCCACTCATTGCAAGTGTAAGACCCACAAATACAAATACTGTGGAGACTATTTTAAGTACAGTCAACATTGCATTTGTTATTTTAGTTTTAGTTCTCTTAGTCATAATTTACTCCTTTATCATCATCTGGACAACCATTGTGTCCTATCATTGATTTGTTTTTTTGTTCTTCTCTCCACCTTAAAAAGTCTATTGCAACTTCTCTAGTTGTGTGGGTTAGTGTTGATACTTTTTCTTTTTTCATTTGTAAAATATGTGATGTGTTATTTGAACTGTTTCGTTTAAGGTATCTGCCCAATATGGTTCAACCCATAAGTTGTGGTAATGTGTTGCACCCTCTGTAATATCTGGATATTTACCCATAAGAACATCTTGTGCAATTATATAAGATTCGTAAAATGTATCAGTGTCTAAAGGTTCGTCTGATTTGCCATCGCAATACCAACTGAACTGGCATCTGTCTCTAATAGGAACTAAATTGCCTTTCCAGTTCTCTCTGTACTGTGCATCATACACGACACCACAAACATCATCTGCATATGCACTATGTTCCATTCTATTAAGAACAACTTGTGCAACTGCAACTTTACCTGCAAGTGGTTGATTACCTGCCTCAAAGTAAATGTTTTTTGCAAGACAAATATTCTCACCATTCTCATCAGAGGCATGAACAAGACTAGGTAATAACATGATAAACATCAGTAATGCACCGAATCCCATGCCGACTAAAAATGCTCTATAAGATTCACTCATCATTTTTCTCCCAAGGAAAAGGTTTGTTTAAATGCAACCCTACAAAAACCATACTAAACATAATGATGCATAGTAAGGTGCCTCCTAAAAATCCTATTTCCATACTAACACCCACTCGTCATATGTGCATATGCATCAGGACAATCTTTGACCCCACACATACACTCATCTTCAAACATGTCACCTTGAAAAGGGTTCATGTCTTGTGCATTGGTTGTTCCGTAAGTTGCTAGATTGATAACATCATCTGCTGATAATTTACCATCCGTTTGTTGTGCAATTAATTTTGCACTTTCGTAATTAAGCGACATATCTTTCTCCGTTATGGTTCTCACCGTTTCTATTGAAATTATCAAGTATCATGTCAACAACATCTGTTGCCCATATTGATTTACCACCAACATGCCATTGATACTCTTCAGTAGGAATTCTACCGTCTTTCCAATTATAAATTGTGACTGTCTCATAGTTCCAGTCGTCATAGTCAATCTCATCGACATTGTTTGCATCATACCATTTAGTATCTAAGTACCACTCACAATTGACCTTGTCATATGGGTCTGCACTTGTAAATGTTGGTGGACCTAAAACTTGACACAACCTGTCATAGGTTGTTGTCTTATATCCTTGCAATGAAGTCCCACCTGATGTCATATCAGGAGAACATACTTCGTAATCTTTTATTATCATATTAAGTCTCCTTTTTTCATTATAGGTATATGGTATCAAAAAGTGATACGCATTGTCAACGCCTATCGTGGATAAATTGTAAATGTTGTTGCATACTTTTTTATGCAATGATGAGGTGCTCTATTATAAACACCTGGAATTGATTTGCCTCTGTATCTAATCCTCGAAGGATTATTCTTCAGAAAGTCTAAAACGAATTTATGGTTCCTCACATTCATGGGAAGATTGGCATATTTAATCTCGTATAAATTATCCATTAAACAAACCCTCCGTCTCTTGGTGTTCCTGCAATTGCACCTGAACAATAACCAGGTCCGTACATGAATCTATCACCAAATTTTAGAACAGGATAACCCTCTATGAGATTACCTCTTGCTTTGTTAAGAGCAGGTGAATTCCATCCAGCAGAAAGAAGAACATCTCCTTCTTTGAATTTTGGATTTGATTTGTTGATGAAACCCCATACTGAAGCACCACCACCATTTGAATCGTCATAAGAAACTATCTTAATATACTTACGACCTTCTTTGACCCCATAATAGGCACCATCTTCTGCACAATGAGACCACCTAGTATTTTTAAGTTGTGTCAAATCTTCACAGAGTTGGTTTACATATTCATTTAAGTCTTTCATATTATCTCCTTTTTTCATTATAGGTATATGGTATCAAAAAGTGATACGCATTGTCAACGCCTAGAATAAAATAATTACAATCAATACTGCAATTATAAGAACTGTGAATGCAGGTCGTATTTCTTCGAATGGGTCTTTCATATGGGTATATTTCTGATATGGTCTTCTACAACCGATTTAACTTTCTTTTCAGTGTACCAAAGACCACTAAACATTGATTCTGTTCCGTCTTCCCATTGAACATAGTATCTCTTATAACCGAATGGTCTATCAGAAAAGATTCTAATGTCTCCGTATGATTCTACTAATACTCTCATGCAAGTACCCCCTCATTTAAATCTAAGAACTCTAAGATTATTTCTCGTTCTGGTTTCTTTAAGTCTTTTACACTCTGTATACCGTATGTAGTTCCTATAGTTGTAAGTCGATTGCCTGCAACAACACAAGTATTCCACTTTGCATCATCTTTAGCAAACACCTTATTCTCTTCTGCCTGTGTTATCATTTCTCGACCTAGTTTGACTAACTTCATTGTTTCGTCCATGTTAAACTCCTGTGTTTAATTAACAGTGTCTAGTATACTAAAAAGTGGAGGGTAATGTAAAGCGGTTTTATAAACTCTTTTGAATTTCGTCTAATTCTTTAAGTTTCTTATTGATAATCTCCACTCTGTTAGGCCAGTAGATATAATCCTTATCTGAATCCTTTGCAAGATTCTCCAACAGTGGTCTTACAAAGTTATCAAGTTTATTAATTACATCCGTTGCAGTTGTAGTCTTCTCAATTATCTTTGTATCAATGGCCGCAAGTTCATCTGCATCCAAAGCGGTAAAACCGAAATCGTTATATTCTGTAGTCATAGTATTATTTATAGTATCCTATGTTTTCAAAGTCGTTAGGGTAAGATTTATGTATGTATTCTTTTGTGTTTTCTCCAAAAAGTAATTTAGATAAAGTATCTGCATCACTAAGTTTGTGATTCACTTGGTCTGATGCCCACTCTTTGGTGTTAAGATGATTAGACATGTCTACCTTAAACCCCTCAATATCAATTGTAGTACCAGTGACATCTTCTAGTTTAATTTGTTTAAGATTCTCCAGTCTCTTTCCTTTCCAACTCATATATTTCCATTGAGGACAAAACAATGTAGAACCTGATAGTTGGTGTGGAGTCTTTTCGAAAAATCTTTCTGGTCTTTTACCATATGACATGATTACAGGTATAAAGGATAACTGTGATTTAAATCTTTCATAAGGGTGTCGAGTTATACAGTAGATAGGTAAATGTTTCCAAGGACCCCAAAACTTAGGTATCATATTAAAAATTTCTGCTGGTGTATAATGGTCACATTCTGGAATTAAGTTTACTACTCTAAGTTCTTTATGTTTTCTTAATTCGGTTATCAATGTAGTTCCACCACATTTCATAGGGTGTGCAATGAAACAAATAAACTGTTCAGAACCCTCTTCTTGTGATTTATTTAAATCGATAACACCATACATAATATTACTTATTAAACCTTTCCATATCCCTTAGAGTTTCTTTGTCACTCTGTACACCTTGATAATTAGCATGTGCCTGTAATGTAATCTCTGGAATCTCGTAATCTGGATATGTTGTTATAAGTTTATGAATTAGACCTGCAACATCTTGGTGTTTAACACTCGGAAGATTCTCATTATCCAGAAGTCCTAAGTTAAGTGTGGTCATCTTGTATCTCTTCTTAGAGTTGTATTGATAATTGTTTGCAAGGTGATTGAGTTGTGCTTTCTCACTTGCATATACATAACCTTTTGATATGTTTGGTTGACTTGCACGACTAGAGATATTAATAATAGTTTTAGTCTTCTCACCTTCCCATGCCTCGTGAGCAATAGATAGAATCTTAGATTGGTCTTGGTGTGCAAGATTGATTAGAACATCACAAGGTTTATACCCACTGAATATCCAACACTGAGTTCCGTTCATTGTAATATCATCACAACGAATTGGTGTCACTTCAATTGTTCGACCTCCAAAAGGTGTTGCTTCTAGTGTGTCTTTAATTATCTTTGCAAGACCACTACTTCCTGTTATTGCTACTCTCATAATATTCCTTAACTATATCAAATGACGGTTTGCCAAATAGTGAACCGTCTACACTACATTTATTACAAGGAGACATACTTCTATCTCCCTTCATTAATCTCTTACGAATCTTTGTCATAGGTTTAGAGAACCACACATCATGTAAAGATTGTTGCAAAAGATTTCCTACAACATGTTCTCTTCCCCAATCGTTAGAACAAAACAATACATCTCCGTTCCAGTCTACAAACATTTTATAGAATGGATAATGACAAGGTTTACCTTTTAGATTCTCTATAGTATCATCTTCAACACCAACCCAATCGACAACACCACTACGATTGTTTAATATGAGTCCGTGTTTCTCAAAGTCTCCCCAATGCATTCTAAACTTATACTTGTCAACAGGTATCTCTGCCCACAATAACATTTCTTCAAACTTATCCATCTGTTCTATACCGTCATACAGATTAATATAGATTAAATCTAAACCTGAATCATGTATAAGATTTACGAGATACTTATGGTCAAGTTTATCTCCGTTAGTATTACACTCTAATGTTGCATAAGGTAATTCTGTTCTGAATATCTTTACTATCTCTACGAAGTCTGGATTAAGGAGATTCTCTCCAAATCCACTGAATGATATCTTGCCTTGAAAGTTATTCTCTCCTAATTCTTCTGCAATAGTTAATGCACCCTTAGGTGTAAGATGTAGATTTCTATTAGGGAATATTTTAGGGTCATGTCGAGGACAAAACACACATGTTCTATTACAAAGTTCTGTTGTGTTAATCTCTACAGTAAGAATAGAATCTAAAGGTTCACTTGTCTTAACTTTATCCCAATGTTTCTTTTCTTGTTCTCTTCTATGTTCCAAGAAATCATATTGGTCGACTGCCTGAATCGGAATGTTTCTATTAACCGACATGAACTTCTATGTACCTTTCAGTATCTAGTCCTGATTCTTTAACAAATTGAAACTCAACAACATCTTCATCTTCTAAATTACACCAATCTTGTGGTAATAAAATAAATTGTGGGTCGTCTTCTTGATTGATGAGACAAGACCTAGGGTCTCCGTTCTCTTTGTAATTGTAGAGTTGTACTTCTAATGCCTCTAATGTCTCACCTATTCGTGGACAAGGATAAGAGAATGAACTAATATAAAAGTTCTCCTTCTTTTTACTATCTAACTTCTTAAAGAGATATGCGGATTGTCTGAATTGTAAACCAAGAAAAACTGTTTGGTCTTCTGGTAGATTGAACCTGAGCAGATTCTCTCCAAAGGGTCTCTCTGAATAGATTCTGCTTACTTGGTCTTTATTGAATTGTGAAACTGTATACTTTCGTTTAGAAGTATCCACCGTCTCTGACATCATCATCACCATCTTTTTTCTCCTCATCACTTCGAGTATTGTCTGTTTCAGATGCACTGATGAAATCACCGTCTTCTTGCAATGATGCAATAAACGCTTCTGTTTGTTCTTCGAACTGGTCAATCATTTCTTCTTTAGTACCAGATAGTTCGAAACCTAACTTATCACCCTCTTCTTGCACTTCTGCTTTAGAACTGTTTTCTAATTCTGACCTTGAAGGAATTGTAATCTCTTCATACTCTTCTTCTGCTTCATCTTCTATGATGTTGACCTTTGCATTAACTGATGCAATAAGTTCTTCTTCAGTATCAAAAGTAGGAATAGTTTTCTTCTCTTCTTCGACTGGTGCAACAATGTTTTCAGGTTCACTTACTTGTGCCTGAATGTTTGGTGCATTACCACCTGAGATTACAGGTTTAGATGTGACTTGTCCTGTAGAAGGAACTGGTTCTGAATCCTCTAAACTTTCAAGTGTGTCTTCAAACTTTTCGTTGACATCTTCTAATGCTTCTTCTGGTGAAACACCATTGTAGAAGTCTGCTGAATCGGTAAAGTCTTCATCTTCATCGAAGTCGTCTGCAAAACCTACTTCGACATCATCATCAGGTTCTCCCATTAACTCATCGTTTGTTGGATGATATTCATCAATAGATAACACTTCATCGATGTCCATTTCATCGGCATCTGCAACTTCGTTAACTCTTTCTACTTCGTCATAGAATGAATCTAATGTATCACCTTTTGGTGTGAATTGTGTATCTGCATTTGGAGTTATGGTAACCGACTCTTCTTCAAAGTCTTTGAATGCTTTCTTGGCTTCTGCAACTTGTTCTTTTACTTCACCAACAAATGGTTCTTCATCAGGTCTTGCCTGTCTTACCATGTCCCATGCTTTAGACTTTGGTCTATCAGAGGCATTCATTTCAGCAGATGCTCTTGACTCGTCTAGTAAATCTTGTATTGGTTTAGATGTGACATTGTTCTGAACATTTGATAATGCTTCGAGTTGTGCCTGAAGAATCTTGTTTTGTTCTGCAACAATTTTTAATTCTTGTTGTGCAAGTTTCTTTAACTTTCTTTCTTCGGTGACTAAGTCATCCTTTTCTACAAGAGTTCGTGCAAGTAAGTCCTTCTGTTTTTGAAGTTCTTCTTGTTCTAGTTCTTGTATTCGTTTGGTTGCAACTTGTACTTGGGTATTGTAATCTATAATACCTGCATTGACCTGTTCTCTGATTTGAACAAGTGCATCTAGTTCATCTAGTTTAAAGTTACCTGCTGATAACCCTTTCTGCATGATTTGATTAACCTGTTCTGCATTCGCAGGTTTTAATCCTACAGTAAAGGTGTTAAGTCTTTGGGTGATTCGTTCTAACTCTGAAAGTTCCACTGCTTCACTTTGAAATGTTGATTGTTCGTCTGCCATAATATATCCTAAAAATCCATGGAGTGGTACTCGACTAGAAGTTTATACATCGAAGTTAAACTAAACTCCCTTTCTTTTATGTATAGTCTCTGACCACATTAATATTTATTTAAACTTGTATCTCAGGAAACGCTTCTGATGCCATTTCCTTTGTTATGTTAGGGAATGGATTCTTCTTATCCTTAACCAAGTCAATTAGTTCTGCTTCTTTATGATGCATACCTTCTAACAGTTCAATCCACATTGTCTCTCTACGAGCCTGTGGTACCTGTTCAGTCACAAAGTATTGAAACTTTTTAAACTCAAACTTTAATCCTGTTTCAGATAGTTGTGAATCAGGTGCATCATTCTTTTTGTAAGGAGTTTCTCCTTCAGGTAATGTTGAATGAATGTTCTTATCGAACAACCATCTTAACACTTTACTTACTGCACCGTTTCTATCGTTAAAGATTTTTAATCCATTAACTGCAGTAGGTACATCTGTTTCTGCAACGATGTTTGCCTGACATAATATTTCATATACATCAGCACCGTTAGGTAGATTGATTCTTTCTGTGACCAATTCCATCTTTGGTTTGTTAGGAGCACCCTTAGGTCTTCCTCTTCCTCTTTTCTTTTCTGTTGTCATAATTTAGGTCCTCACCATATTATATTGTGTAAAATCACCAATGTTGTCCATCAATTCATTTAATCTATGCTCTCTAAGATAATCAAATACTTTGCCACTCGGTGGTGTAGACTCACCAAAATTGTTAAGAATACTTTCTACAACATCATCTGGTATAAATTCTAAGTCAATCAAAGTTTGGTTTCTTAAATAGTTCCGATAGTATTTATCGTCCTTTTCAATACTAATCCTGAGGTACTTATCTACTACAGGTTTTCTTAAAGGGGTTTGTCTGATACCTTCGTCTAAACAATTGTCTGCTGATAGTATATTTGGTATACCGTCTGACTTATCTCCTCTGAGAATATGTTCTTTTAGAAATGTATCTGCATCATCTGGTTCAACGAACTTGTTTAGATTAGGAGACCATTGTTTGACATAGTCATACTTCTGCAACTGTTGGAAGTCCTTATCACCTGAAACGATTAGGACTGGTTCCTTTGAATGTTTAGTTAACACTGCAATGATATCATCTGCCTCGCATCTTTCGACATACAGGTAGTGGTAGGGAAAGTTATCTCTTATCTCGTCTTTAACTTTCTGTAGTGTATCGAAGATAAGTTTCCAATCCATATCAGATGCTTCTCTTGTCTTCTTACGGTTTGCTTTGTATTGTGGAAAGAATTCTCGTCTCCAAGGATTACTTGCATCAGTACATAGAACTATTTGTCCATAGTCCTGTGAGTATCGTTTACTGTAATTTCTTACAGAGTTTAGAATCATGTGTCTTAACATATCTTCGTTAATCTCACCATCATTCATTTTGAGTTGTGCCATCAGACCTGCTATTATGGTCTGAGTAAAATCTATTAGTATCATTTAATCACTTTTATTAATAATGTATTCTTAGTAATTCTATTGTTTCC